AACTTATACAAGCTTTGCTTGATGCGAAGCATTTTGCAAATATATTCTCCCCGACCGACATTTCCAAATCTTAAGTTTCCCAACCATAAATTATTGACATCAGGGTTCTGTTGTTGGCCTTGAACCATTTAGCATCAATTATCTTAAGGATCACGTCCGGGTGATACAATTCCATTCTTCTAATTTTAGTTTTACTCCTGTCATCCATCCATCCCTTTACCTCATGATACGTGAACATGCCATTTAACTCAGTGACCTTGAAGTCTGGTAAATAACTAACACAGCCACGTTTTATGCCTTCGAACCAGAATACCTCACATTCGTGCTCCCAATCTGATATTTGCTTTTGAACTTTTAGAAACTCAAGGTACCTGGCATAATTAGCTTCCCATCTACTTCTAAAATACTTCCTTTTCCCGCCAATTTCTCTCCAATCAGCCTTCCATGTTTGCTTTTGTCTTGGATTAATCAAATTACCTCTTTCGTGCTTTGTCTGAATAGTCTTTTTTGATATGGCTGCCCTTTTATCCGGATCGTCATTTATCTTTTGCTGATTCTGCTTATTGATTTTACTCAGCAAATCAATTGTTTCTTTCGTATGTTTTTTATCCTTCATGCCCTTTGGGTGCTTGTTTTTACTCCAATGCCCCGGTTTTATCGTTGGAACGAAGTTAGCTAACAGTTTCTTTTGCCTTGAAATATCAGTCAGCCCAAGTTTTTTTGCTTTGGTGCATATCGATGTCTTTGGTCGACCCATTTTATCAGCCAACTCTTGCAATTTACCGGCAAGTAGATAGTTATTATAATGCTCTCGTAAAAAATAGTCGTCATCTTCTGTCCACCACTTATAACTAGTTTCCAATCCCATTCTTTTTATCCTCTCGTGCACAGATTGCCCACAAAGACCGACTTCCTTTGCAACTAGCCATACATTTTTAAGCCTAAAATAGCTTTCTATTAATTGCTCATTCGATATCTTCTGCTTTGACATTTTTACGTTTTCGAGACCTTTCCTTTACGGCCTGAATTAAAAGCAAGTTTACCATCTGCGAAGTGGTGCGATTGTTTCTATCGGCTAATGAGGTTATCTTTAACCATAAGTCATTTGAAATAGTGGCACACACCTGCGCTTGTCTATTGTTGCTCATATACAAATGTACGGATATTAATTTAATTAATTACCGCAATTATTCAGGAATTAAGATTTTGATATTCCTCATGGAAAATACTAAGCCATTCCCGGCATATTTTAACTTTATCGTACAGCCTTTGGCGCTCGAAGTCTGTGAACCGCTCTACCTTTAGCCTGGATACTCTTTTGTGCATTGGAATTTGGTCAAACTTCATACTTCGTTCGAATTCGGGCCACGCTTCCAGGAATTCTGGCGACTCTGTAGTGGCTGCGCATACCTTTCGAAGAACCTTCCATTTCATTTCATCTACAATATCATCAGTGGCGTTTATGAGCGTATTAGCGACCTCTCCTTCCCCGGCTCCCGTAATGTCACAATAGCCTTGCACCTGCTCTTTTTGACCTATCTCAATCCCTTTGTGTAGCTTTTTAAGGAAAATGGGGTAATCCCACGAATTTTTGATGTCACTTATGAGAGTTGCGGCATAAACATGTTCTCCCAGGTATGCATCTATCTCTCCGGACAAGTAATCGTTGTAGATTCGCTCCTTATGTGTCTTGTAAAGCTGCTTGGCAACCCTAGATAACAGTAATAAGCCTTCCGCTTCGCCTACTTTTCCCTTTTTTGTAGCCAACATATCTAAGGATTCCTTACTAACTGGTATCATTCGCTCCGTTTCCCATGCATAAACATCCATTAAGTACTCTATGCATGTGTCTGAAAGGATGATTTTCTTGCCATTTTCCTGCTTTACCTTCAATTCTGCCAGTTCTTCATGCTGTTTTTGCGTTATTTCTCCTTTTTTTTGCAACTTTTCTTCTAATTCCTTCATCCTGACCTCCTGGTTCTCCGTTAAAACAGGATTGGATTGGCTATTAGATAATAATTTTCGAATCCCGGAGCATCTGCATTTAAATTCATTCCAGTTTATTTCTTTCATATTCAGTACTTAGATAGGGAATTATTTGGATTCTACAGCAGGGAACCCGTTTCTTTACTATCGATTGCTCTGTCAATTTCCCATACAATATCCGGCGACATCATTCCGCCTCGTGACATTTGTTGTGCATTAAATATGGCCATCATGCTATCAAACATATCTAATCGGGCTGCCATTAATTGGTTTTGGCTTCTCAGTCCTTTTATTTCATTACTTGCTCTTTGTAGAAGTTCTTTGTTATCCATTTTGTTTATGATTATTTAGTTAAGAATGAGTTACTGTGCCGTAGTTTTTCAAAAAGTCGTTGTACTCTATTGGAAGATGGCCTTCGATAACAATATATTTGGCGGTTATTTTATCAGGGGACTGGGATGTAAATCGTTCCTCTACCCTGGCATTGTATTCTTTGCCGGATACGTTTGCTTTTACGTTATCTCTATGCTTTATAGTACAGGTTGTATCCGTGTAGGTTATCATGATTAATCAATTTGCGGGACGTATGCGTAATCGATAAATACTATTTGCAGGTTATCATGATCCTTGTATGTGTTTTTTAATGACCATTCAAGAACCCTTTTATCCTTATTGCATTGTGCTGTTTTCCAAAAGAATAAGGCGCAAGTTGGATCACCATCTTCACATAGCCAGAAGTTATCTCTCTTTATTACTAAACCGTCTTTAGGTTCTGTTACATCTTTGGTATGATACTTTACCTTCCTGGCTTGTTGTAGTTCTTCTGACATGTTGTTTTTATTTATTCGTTATCCGTTATATTTTTTACCGTATGCTTTTCCCATTGTTCGAGTGCTTCCATTGCATCTGGTTCGCATTCATGAAGGCGTTTCCATAAGTCATTCTTAACGGCATCATCTCCTTCAGCCCATTTGTTAAGCATATTGACCTGGGCTTTTACATACTTGACGAGCGCATAGTATAGTTTATCTGCACTATCTTTTACTTGTTCTTCTGGTATCATTTGTTTTCATTTTGTTGTTCAATGAATTGGTTATGAAGTTGTTCAGTGGTTATAGAGTCGCTGGCATCATTGATACTTGTCCACTGGTTTTCATCTGTGCAGGAGTACTGACAGTCGCTTTCTAATGTCCAATTCATGAATGCAATAGCTTGTTGCCTTCCCCATATATCCATTGCTTTTTCTGCTGCTGAATAAGGGATTACCGCCTCGCTCTCGTCACATTTCCATGCGTATTTAAGATGTGGGTCTAATAAAGTCTCTTTAGTCATGGTTGAATGGTTATTTTTCAATTAGTTATGTTATTTATCGATCAGGGTCAGGATTATAGTTGCCTTCTTCATCATAGTAATCTTGACCGGCTGAAATAAAGTCTGCGGCTACTACACACATGTTGAATTTAGCAGCATTCAATATTTTTTGTACTGTTATAATCTGTTGGTTAGTAAATCCCTCTAGCTTAAACAAGTCAGTAGCGAATACATTGTCTTGATTTCTGTCCAAAAATTCGTAAACGAAATTAAAAAGATACCTGCCGCTTTCATTGAAATTCTCCCATACCTTTTCGGTCACATTAAACTTGTTTTCTTCGTATATCTTAGGAGGCATTGAAATTGCGCTTTTTATTATATCATCTCCTTCCTCTGGCATGTTATTGTTATTTATGATGTAACTTCTTGATAGATAGAGTAATCGCAATACCATTTGTCGCCCGGATTACGCATTTCTTCAGCATCCTCCTTTGCTTGTTCATAAGTCGAATATACTTCCAAGAAATCATGATCACTTAGGCTCAAATGAGGTTCTTTCAGCCCATGCCTCCATACTATTATGTATCCCATTGATTTATAGTGATTTAATAAATAGATCGTATAATTGTTCAGTGGCCGGATACGATGGTGGCTCATGTCGGCCCCAAGTTTCGTTCTCTCCCCAATTAGTTTCATTGATCCATTCGGCAAATGCCATGGCTAATCTCTTTGCATGCATATCCATGGTTTCCTGCACTAGCTTTATATCTAGGAATGCTTTTTTATTGGGAGGTACGACAGCCATGTGTTATTTTATGAATAATGACTAAATACTAACATTTGTGGCTCATCTTCTTCCAGGTCATCGTAAATAGCATCACCGAATAACTCCCTGAACTTAGCGGTAACCCTCTCACGTTCATCATCGTCAAAGAAATCCCGATATGAAATTGTTGTGAATCCTGTTCCTTGATGTTCTTCTGCTTTATTGATCAATTTACCAAACACAACATACTCGCCACTCATGCCATCATAAACAATTATATCCGTCACTCCTTTGTGACCTTCGACATATGGTAAATATTTATCTGCCCATATATCTATCCCGCTTTGCTTTAAGTCATTGGGCTTGAATTTGAAGCCATAAACGATGTAATCAGTTCTATCTACTCCCATAATTATTTATTTATTGTCATCCAGTGATTCAAAAGTACCACCCAATTTCCTGTACATTATATCAAATGCTTGTTTAGCTTCTTTGCACGTTGTCGCTAATTTCCGATATGTGTGCAATCCGTTTCCTCCATCTATTTCAGTACAGGCATATATATCCCGTATTAATTCAGCTATTCTGGTATCTTCGGAAGTCCTTTCTACTGTTATTACCGGTGGCGGCCCTGGTGGGATTGAGTTATCCGAAAATCCCGGAGTACTTGTTTGATAGTTACAAACAAACTCCTTTACGCTGGTGAATGTTTCCATTGCCTTCTGGCTATCAAATGGAACGCCTACTTCCCAATCCAGTGTTACCCATTCTTTGAGCCCAATCGGGGTTATAAACTCCTTACTGAATTTTACTGTTCCTTGTTTCATGGATTTGTTTTTTCTGGTACATCATCAACACTATCATATCCATTAAGCAGTGTCTCTACTTCATCGTGAGGGCCATATCCTTTATCTAAAAGAACGATGGCATTATTTAATTGCTCTGCGCCTATTTTGTCACTAATGCCCGGGATTTTCTGTTCTACTAAATTGAATTGTGCATTCATCAATGCCTCTAAAATTGTTACCGCCATAATTATTGTTTTGTTGATTTGAAATAAAAAGGGGTACGCTATACTAAATAGCCATCCCTGACGATATTGCTTACCATATGAAAAAAGTTTATGCACCGATAGCTGTTTACGGATTTTAACCGTTTTAACATTTAGACGAATTTTGCGAACACTATCCGTACATAAAGAGTTTATTGATCATGGCCTGACTATTAGTCCAGACTGCACCCCTTTAACCGGTCACTAATACTGAATGTAGGTGGCATGGTCAATAAAGAAATTAATGTGTCGGGCTACGATTCGAACGTACTTCTTTACATCATGGGTGCGCTTTCCCACTTAGGACTTCCAAAGCTCCAAAGACCAAACATTTAATAATTGACGGATGCATGAACATAACTGATATCTCTTTGCGGCTGGTGAACCACTATGGGATAATAACCGTCAGTAGCACCTATGCGAATATGATCGGGCAATTATTCACCTTGCAGACCCTGATTCGCGGGTTGTTCATTTTGCTAACGTTAGATATTTCTATCCACATCCGTCAATATATTTAATCAATGAGCGACAGGATTTGAACCTGCGAAGGTTCCCAGGAAAACGTACATCATAAGGGCCCCTTTTAGTTACGTATTCAGGCTTCAGCCAACTCGCCCACACTCATTAATATCTTTATATACTATTATTCAAAGAGCGTTATTCATCATCATACATACCATAACCTTTCTTTTCCCGCCTAGTTAAGTCTTTCTTGTCGCCAAATGGGTCGTTCCAAGGTTTAAATGGATTATCGCTTTCCATTGGGTCATTGTGTGGTGAAAATGGATCATCTTTGTGAATGGGGTCATTCCACGGCTGGAATGGATCATTGTTTCTTGGATAACTCATACGTTTATATTTTAAGAACTTATATTCCCGGAAGGGGCCGGTTTACGTTCCGGCAACGGGCACCCCATTTTGTGTTTTCATCCCTGTAATAAGAATTGCCATATCCTTATTGTTTACCCGCTGACTCATGCGGTTTCACTCACTGGAATAGGGCAGACCGCTGTATCTTTGTAGCGACTAACTTATTTAGGATACTATCCACCAATGATTAATATTCATATCAGCATCCCAGGGGATAGTTTCACCGGGAGACATTTGAGAAATCATTTCTAACACATGAGAATGAGAATAGTAAGGCCCACTAGAAGGTACTGTAAATACAAAAGTTTTCATAGAAGTAACTCCCCCGATCGTTGTTTCTATATCAATACTCAATTCCCATGTAGCTACCTGTGATCCTGATAAATCAAGAAAAAAGTAATATCCTGCAACCTGACCGGGATACCAATAGTCAGCATAGTAATATTCAGGGACATACCAATTGATTGTAACATCCTCAAAGGCTTCTTTAGCAACCACGCGTTCTTTGCCTCTTATATCCCACGGCGCAGCAATGGTTGACAATGCAATACAGGTAACGATAAATAACGAAACGATCTTTTTCATGATTTAATTGAATTGGTTTTATAATTAAAGTATTTGATTTAAAAAACGTCAGAACGTAGAAACGTTCCGACTTGAACGATTGCTTATAGCGCCTGATCCTGAAAATATATTATAGAAAGTTTTCGAACAATTCCTCTTTTGAAACCCATTGTCCTTTGTACTTAAATTCTAGTTCTCCTTTAGTTTCATTCATGGAGTGGCCAGTAGTTTCATGCGCTACAAATTCAAAGGCCAGTAATACAGATTCGCGCATATACTCATCCATTGCATCGTAAACAAGAGCCTCTGGAATAGTATCTGTTTTAAAATACTTATCGCTCATGATCAATTTAGCTACTATCTCTGCTCTCCTATCCATAATACTAATGTTGTTTATTTAATTTAGCATCCTCCCTATAAGACTTGTATTTATCTATTAGAGATTGTTCCATAAATTTCTTTAGGCTCCATTTTTTTTCTTTAGCCTGAGTCTCAAAAAAAGCCAAAACGGATTTTGGCAACCAGACTTCCTTTCTCTTTAATCCGTTATTCATACGACAAACATACGCAACGAATACGATATAAACCAAATTTATTTTAAACAATATTTTCTACTTTTGATTCATGTATAATCTAGGAGACATTATAGTAATGCCGGGCACCGGTGATTTCGCGGACGGTGTGGAATGTGTAGTAACAGAAATAACCGATGGGCGTATAACGAAAGCAAAAGCGATTATCCCAGATGAAAGACTATCAAAAATGGGATTTCTAATTGAAGGAGATGACTATATAATTGTAGAATGGAGATGGTCGGAGAATTAAAACAAAAGAACCGGGTTAGATGCTGTGACCTACCTTCCCGGCTCTTAATGAAGCATTTTACTGGGATAAAGGTAAATATATAACGCAGAACCCACAAAAAGTACTAGTTTAAGCATAAAAGAATATGCTTATTTCAATACTTCACCATTGGTTTGGAATCCTTACGAAGTGCGGCGTATACCTGGTGAAGCATTCTATCCAGATCATCCATGCTTGGTTTCGGATATCGGCGCTGAAGATCCGGTAGCTTATCGCCAAATTCACCCGGATAAAGCCAAATCTTCAAGGTAATATTAAATTCGTTCCACTCGGTCATTAATTGTTCATTAGCATACTCCATTGGAATAAATCTTTCATGTCGCATAAAACAGCCCGCTTTTGTACGGCCTCCTTAATGTATAATCAAATCAGGTTACCGTTTTGTGTATTTAGCGAAATAAATTATATTGCGCATAAAACATGAAATCATTAGGTCAAACTTTGAAGGATGCCAGGGAACTTATTCCACTCACCTTGCGTGGCGTAGAAAATGCCACTGGAATCTCCAACGCCTATTTATCCATGTTGGAAAACGATAAGATCAAGAAGCCTTCCGCAAACGTTCTGTATAAACTAGCATTCCTTTACCACATTGAACTGGATGTGCTTTTGTTCGCGGCTGGCATAATAAAAGAAGAACCCCCAGCCGGGTATTCTATTCTGCACGCTATAGGCGAATTAACTCTCGATGAAAAATCCCAGCTACTCCAGTATCTTAAATTCCTTCGCCATAAAAAATAAACCCGACTACCCAATTAAACGATATTCTAAACAATAGAGCCCAGCGATTACGCATACCCACAGATTCAAATCGGCAACCAATTGACTATCTGCGCATTAAGGAAGGGCCCGCACGCCTCATTAAAAGCCCATCATCCAACCCAAATTAAAAACCTACCAGAACTCCAAGCAAGAAAGCAAAACCCAACCAGCTCAATGCAATCACGCAGAAGCAGCATGGTTGTTCCCTTGATTAGCACCCCACCCGTTTGGGACGGTACCGTCGCGATTGGTGAACTCAAAGTATTTACCCGGGTACCCTCGATTTTGTTTTTGCCTGCTGATTATTAATATGTTGCGCCTGGTATGCGGGCAAATGGGTTGATGTATTAACTGTTTTGCCTTGTTGATAGCCAATTGATTACCATGCTATTGATGCCCTTGTGTTGTTGATATACGCTATTGGGGTTAATGGGCGCTATTGGATGATGGGTTGTATAGGCTGTTGCAGGGATAGGGGGGGGTGAATCAATTCGTTGCGAATATTTTAGTTATTTTATCTTATTTATTTGTTAGTTCGTTTAGTTGCCCGTACCTTAGTCGTGGGAACTAAACCGACACGAAAGCAAGTTAGTTGTGTGTTAGTTTTTAGTTCCAGAACTAACTTTTAAACTAAAAAACGAATGGAAGAACTAATCATAGAACTAAGGAAGGTTGTTGACGCTGGAACCAAGAAAAGCGAATTAGAAGAAAGTATCGGATTGCCCAAAAATAGCTTATCGGCGGTTTTGAGTGGCTCGAAGGATATGCCAGAAAGTTGGATTGCTAAAATTCAGTCGTTCCTGCAAAAGCCAATAGCTGAAGTCCCATTGGATAAAGAATCTTCCAAGCAAATGGTGGTTACAGATTCGGGTGCTTTGAATTTAGCCCCATCAAAAGAAGCTCTCCAAAGAGGTAAAGAAGCTATGGATAAGATCAATAAGGATTTTGGCGAAGGCTCAATAATGCGACTGGGGGATAAGCCTATGGGGAATATTGGGTTTGTGCCTACGGGGTCATTAGGGCTTGATTACGCCCTCGGGGTCGGCGGCCTTCCTCGTGGTCGAATTACTGAAATTTATGGCCCTGAAAGCTCAGGGAAGACAACCGTCGCGCTTCACGTAATTGCTGAGGCGCAAAAAAGAGGCGGCAACTGTGCTTTCATTGACATTGAACACGCTTTTGATGAAACTTATGCCAAAGCGATTGGGGTTAATATTGAAGAATTGCATCTTTCGCAACCAGATTATGGAGAACAGGCTTTAGAAGAGGCTGATCGATTGATCACTTCCGGGGCCTTTAGTGTTGTGGTGATTGATTCGGTCGCCGCCCTTGTGCCTAAAGCTGAATTAGAGGGCGAAATGGGCGATAGTAAAATGGGGTTGCAGGCACGCCTTATGTCACAAGCATGCCGAAAATTGACGGGAACCATATCTAAAACAAGTACTATTTGCATATTTATCAACCAATTACGGTCTACAATTGGTAATCCATATCAACCGCAAGAAATTACAACCGGGGGGAATGCGCTTAAGTTTTATGCATCTGTTCGTTTAGATGTTAGAAAAATAGCTCAGTTAAAGGACGGAGACGAAGCGTATGGGAATAGGGTTCGAGTGAAAGTAGTAAAAAACAAGGTTGCGCCGCCATTTAAAAACTGTGAGTATGACATAGTTTTCGGAGAGGGGATTGATAAAATCGGGGAACTTGTGGAAATCGCAGCCAATCTGAATGTTATCAAAAAAGCTGGCGCGTGGTATAGTTATAATGATGCAAAACTTGGGCAAGGAAAAGAGGCCGCGAAACAACTCTTAAAAGATAATGTGGCTCTTTTAGAAGAAATCCAAAAATTAACTAAAGACAAGCTAAATGAACGATAAAAAAGATGAAAGGATAAAGGAGCTGGAAGATTTTGTCCGGCTCCTTATTAAAAGATGCCCACTTCCTAGCCCTTTTTATGAAGCAGCTAGGGCATTAAATGTTGTTATTTACCCAGATAAAATAACAAATAAGACAGAGGATGGTATTTAACCTTAATAATTAATTATATGACAACAGATCAAAAAGCACTTTCTTGGGCGATTAATAAGCACAAAGAAACCAATCACTTGTACGATGGAAAACCATATGAAGTACACCTTTGGCAAGTAGTAGATGTTGCAAAAATGTTCATTCACTGCATTAGAGAAGAAGATATAGAGCTTGTTTATGCCGTATGTTGGCTTCATGACACAATTGAAGATTGTAGAGTAACATATAACGATGTAAAGCAAGAATTTGGCATTGAAATAGCCGAAGGGGTCTATGCCTTAACAAATGAAAAGGGTCGGAACAGAAAAGAACGCGCTAATGGGAAATACTACGAAGGCATAAGAAACACCAATGTGGCAGCATTTGTTAAAATATGCGATAGGATCGCGAATGTTAAATATTCTTTTGAATCTGGTAGCTCCATGTTAAAGAAATATTTTGATGAAAACGAGTGGTTTATGCTTCAGGTTGATTCAGAAAAGAAGTATTTAACAATGTGGGCTTATCTGCAATCATTTCTGAAGATTATAGACAGCCCAGAACACAACAAACAATAAATCAATTAATAATGCCTTATAACATACATCCAAAAACAAATAGATGCATCCTATTCCTTCAGTTCGTAATGGAAAATTATTCATGGAGCGAAGGCGGTCAAGAATGGACGGATAAAGAGGGGCGAAATGTGTATTCGATTGAAGACATGTATAGAGCGTTTAATAAATCCAAATCTCGTCACACAAGTTAACTTATAAAACTACGAACAATCAAAAACAACTAAATGATTATATTATGAGTAGGCAAATATCTAACGAGCAGGAATTTAAAGATAATCTTGAAAAACTGAGTAACTTATATGAGCGTGGTAAAGACCTTACCGTTAATTTACTTCCTCTGAATGCTACTAAGGCGCAATGGGCTGCATTCCATGAACTACGCGGAATATTACAAGAAATGGTTAGCTTATCAGCAGTCCAGATGCAGCACAAGCATTGGATTAATACTAACTAAGAAACCATAACATTATTCACAGCAGTAAAACAATTACATGAAACGCCCATATACAGAAAGAGAGCAGTGGTTAATTGATAGAATAGGGAAGGTGGTTTTCAGAAATAAAACATCATGTTCATGTGAGGTATGCGCTTATGTTTTCGAAAATGGGCTGCTTGTACATGACGAATATCATGCACTCTATATGGCAGAAATGGAAGAATGCTATACAGAAGATGGGCAGCCGATGAGATATTTTGACACAAAAGAAGAAACGATTGCATTCTTAATATAATTAAAATATAATGGAAACTAATTGTTCAGCCTGTATTCACTGGAAGCAAAAAAATGATTTATCCAATCAGATACAATGTGTAAATGATATTATGCTGACAACTAATCGTGGTGTATGTACTAATAAGGCAATGAATGATTCTGTCAACCTATATGTAAACAACAGGGAATACCAAAATTCAGCCATAGATTTTGATACAAATTACTGGCCAGCTTCATGGGATGGACAAAAAAGAGGAACGCCATCAGAATTATTTATGTGGGAAACAACAGAGGATTTTGGATGTATATTATTCACAGTTAAAAGGTAAATAATAAATGATTAACGCTAGGAAATTAATGCCGAACAATTTAATCTATAAGGATTTAAATGTAATGTATGTTAATAATATAAATCTTTATGGAGACCATGGCAAACCAACAATAAATGGATGGGATGAGGAAGATTTTGAACCTATTGAATTGACCCCAGAATGGCTTATTAAACTAGGATTTGAGCGCCTATTCAGCCTCCGTTGGCATCATCCGGAAGGGGTTGATATTGAGAAGATAAAAAATTCCGGATATCATTTGCTTTGTGAAGATCAATCAAATTGGTCAAGAGGGTATAAATATGTTCATGAAGTTCAAAACCTTTTCGAAATATTAACCGGAGAAGAACTAATTATTAAAACGTCTTAATATGGAAGATGACTTTAGGAAAAACTTCGGGATGATAATCCCTTTGGAACCGGTGTCTATGGAAATAAAGGCCGATCCCAATGGCGTTCCGGTATATGCGAAATGCCCTTTCGATAGTTGGTGTGCATGTACTGGCGCGTGTAGAAAGATACTTGGCTATGATACTGATCCAGATAAAGTAAAAGCCTACCTTGAAGATATTGAGCGTAGGAACCAACTATTAAAAGAACGGCTATCTTCCTTTAGAGGCACTACAACTAAGGTGTCAGACGATGGCAAAACAAAAATATATTCATGGGAAAGAACAGACCCTAAATCATTATAATTATGTGGCCATTTAAAAAGAAAGAAAATAAATGGAAGCCTAAAACGGATTTTGAATATTTCTTACTAGGTGTGGCACATGGCGGGGAACTGCGAAAGAAAATAGGCAAGCCGCCAGTTTATACCCCATCTAAAATCATTCAACCAAAGTAATTAAATGGAACAAAATAAAGAATTAGAAAAGATATTCTCTGAATTGCTTGATGAAAGAAACAAATTCTGGGTGGGTCAGATGAAGAGAGAGACCCTTCTAAGACTTAGTATAGGACAAATGACAGAAACTTTTATTCTTACTAAACTAGCAGAATATGAATTAAGGTTAAGAAACCTAGAAAACGGCAAAAGCAGAGCAGATGCCTATTTAAATTTACATACACCATTGATGTAATTAACTCCATTCACATGAAAAAAGCAAAGGACAAAGACGAAGCATGGAAGATTCAGGAAACCTATGAAGGCCAACCACATGGCTGGATTCAATGGAAAGGAACAGATGTTTGCATGGATGTTTACTGCAAATGCGGGGATCAATTTCACATTGATACTGAGTTTGCTTACCACGTAAAATGCCTCACGTGTGGCACTATTTATATGTGCAATGGGCATATTGAATTGATTGAATTGGAGCAGGAGCCTGATAGTTGTGTAAAAACAGCAGATGATTAATGTAAATGATAACTAACCACCCAATAAAAGAATAGGAGGTAAAATATGAAAATAATCGTAAGTAGTTCAGCTTTGTTACGGTATCTGTGTAATATCCAAGAGTTTCTAAAAGGTGATGCGAAAATTAGAATTGATCCAGATACTAAAGAACTGCAAATAGATGGATTCAAGGGACTTGAGGTAGAATATAAAGGGGATGATGAACGTAACATATCAGTACAGAAATTAATCGATCTCAAGAATGTTCTTATGAGAATTACCGATCAGCCGCTGACAATAAAATTTGATTATTTTAATATAGAAATTCAACATATCACCATATGAATCTTGTAATCGATTGTCTTAAGAAGGAATTAGAGCGGCAGAATCTGCTTATAGCGTCTAATGAAAGATGTAAAAAGCACATGGAAGATAACCCGATGTTTAAGTATGAAAAACCGTTATTAGAAGAGGCTTATCCCAAAATGGAGCAATTCAGGGATGAATTAGTAAAAGCTATACGTATTTTAGAATTAAAAAGATGGAATAAACCATAAAATAATACACATGAAATGGTATCACAAGGCCTTTCTTCCTATTCTGGTAATGATATTATTGATTAAGGAACTAAACCAACAACAATGAGTAATGAACTAAGTCAATTCGAAGCAAGAGCATATAAAAGGCTGTATGAAATGTACAAATCAACTTTATTGGCTATAATCAACAAGGCAAGAGTCTCGGTAGAATATAAACTTAACAACCAAGAAGAAATGAATCAGGCCATGCAATATATAGCCGATGAGCATAAGTGGGAGCATTGTGGCATTGAGAGCAAGACCGATGGTAAAATTATTGATGAACTTGAAAAGTGTTTAGGAGTATGACAATGAGCAATGAACCCACAAGGCGTGACTATTTAAAACACTTAGGCTTTGCTACAGCGCAAGCGATTTCCGCAAATAAAATAAAACCAATGACACTACCGAAGGAAATAAGTGACCGGATAAATGCTGAAGCCAAAAAGGCTGCGATGATAATCGAATACGGAGAATACGAACCGGGCCCCAGTAATTCAGCAAGGATGCAACAAACATCCAGAATTGATCCAATTCAAAAAGAGTTTTATGTCAAAGGCGCTATCGAATGGGCGGGTAAGGCGCAGGGGCTGGTTGATGCGCTTGAATGGATTAAAACTTATGGCCCTATAGATGCACTGACGGTGAAGTTTATTGATAAAGCTCTTGCTGACTATGCAGGTGAAAAGGAGGGTGCGGATGGATAAAAGGATTAAACATGGCAGAACCAGGCCGAAATTTAATAGTAAGCGTTGGTGGCAATATTATAAGGATGGAAATGTCGGATGCGGTAAATGTGCCATCTGCGGAGTAGTGCTACTGAATCCTATGTCTATAATGGAGCATGCCGGTAGAGTATGCGAAAGGAAAACCACTAAACAGTTAAAAGATGAATAACCTATTCGATATAAAAGAATCCAGCGGTGCCGATTTCAGTGAATGCGGGAAGTATCGGTATGTCCTATGGCGTTTATGGGATAAGGAATTACCTAAAGTTATGTTCATCGGCCTTAATCCCTCTACTGCTAATGAAACAACTGATGATGCTACAATACGTAGAGTAAAATCTATAGCTAAAAACTTAGGGTACGGAGGCGTTTATATGACCAATTGCTTTGCTTATATCAGCACCGATCCCAAATTGTTGAAAATAAACCCAATGTCCAAAGAGTGGAATGACAACGTTCTAGCTATAACAGCTTCGAAGTGCGCGGATGTTATTTTTGCTTGGGGAAATTTCGATATAGTAAAATCAACCGGTAGAGATTTAGAATTAATTGAAATGTTTCCACGAGCAAAAGCGCTTCATATCAATAAGAATGGGTCACCTAAGCACCCGCTGTATGTGTCGGGCAATGTGGTATCGGTAGTTTTTAACCCACTCAAACAATAAACATGGTATTATCACCCGAACTTATTGAACATGCAAAAAAAGGAAGTTGACATTAAGCAATACTTTTTGCCATCTGAAACTTGCATCCCAAAGCACCTTTTATTTAAAGAGTTTACGGAAGGGACGAAATGGGAGCGACTACCGAAGATTATCTTCTATATCCTAATGGATGAATTATCTGAAACCTCTATCGGAAAAGCCGCAAACGGCGACCTTGGATATTTTCTTGAACTAAAAAAACAATAAACATATAAAAGAAATACCCGATAAAAAAAATAGGTAGCAAGTTGTATGCTACCTATCTCCCGAATTATAACCCTATAAAGATGTAGAAGTATAAGGATAAATTATTTCTTCATGCGTATATATTCGTTTTACCAGTTATTATAGAATCTTAGTTTAGTTACTCCTTTAGGTAGTTTTGTTAGGTCTAATTCAAAACCTTCACTGGATTCGTCTGACCAGTTATTATAATGTTCGCCTTCCTTTAGTGCTACAGACAGCTTTTCATCCAATAAATATCTTTGTGGGAAATCGTCGCCAAAATATTCAGCCGTTTCTTTAGGAAGCGTTACTTCATTTTTAGCGCATACTTCCAGGATTTCCTTATGCTTTATATATTCTGAATCTGTATCAGGAATAAATGCTTCAATATGTGTTGACATTCCCATAGTTAATTATTTTAGTGGTTTAATATCAGTGACTTCTCTGGTTCTTACATCAAAGCGTCCGCAGTATTTTGCATTTCTTGTATTCCATCCTCTTTTTATGCCAAAACACCAATAGATATGTGGATTGCTCTTGTTGGCTGGTATGATATCCGGACTTATAGCATCGCCTACAAACCAATTGAAGGTTTCTCCGGAATATTCCATAATATGATTTGCTGGTAGAATCATTTCTGTAGTTGTTTTAATTGTTCTTTATATTCTTGGATAGCGGCATTATGGTTTTCTATTTCATCTTTAATAGCAGTCTTATATTCTTCTGGGAAATCCTCATCCGCAAGCGCCGATTCATCTGTATAAATAATCAAGGCTCTTTCTGCTATTTTAGTTTCAAGCACAAGGATTTGTTCTTCCTTAGTTAATATTCTTTCTTTCATTTTATATCAGTTTCGTTTTTTATGTATTGTAAAAGTATATCCGGGATATATTTTCGTTCTTTCGGTGCTATATCAGGGTACATAGCAACAAACTTGTCTATTATCTCATTAAAGCAGTGTAATTCAATAATATCCAAGGTCTTGTTATCAAAATTAGTGTGGTGTGACTTATTCCAGAAGCATAATTCTATCCAGTTTAAAGGATGGCATTTAACGGACTTGAATAAATTCTTTGGTAGAATATGAGCAATAGAGAACTTGAAATATTTGTCATTATTCCTACAGGATGGATCGCCACAATGAGCGCACCATCCGGTCATTTCAATTCTTCTAGCTTCAAACCATCTATCCATTTCGCCGCCGCCAGCCAAACGAATTACTTTCTCTTCCTTTAGTTGTTCTTTCTTCTTAGCCGATACCTTGGGTATGCGGTATGGTGTCTTATTTTTTGGCAGTTTGGCTTCTGCTTTAATACGTCTAATGTTATCTGCCGCATCCATGATTCAAAGTAAAGAAGAATTAAATTAATTTCAAAATTATTTTTTGATTTTAAAATAAACATTTCTACATTTGATGAATGGAAGCAAAAAAAGAGACACGTGGCAGAAAGCCATTAAAAGATAAAAAAGAGCTGGTCAGGGTTTATTTACGTCAGTCTGAAATTAAAAAGCTAGGCGGCACTAAAAAGGCAGCATCGAAACTACATACTCTCGCTATGCTTGAATTGATTAAAAATGAGGCATAATGGTAAAGCCACCGACTAAATGGAAGTATATAACCATTGAATTAGAAATTGACGGGGTGATAGTGTCTTATAAAGTGGCCTCCCATGTAACGTTTGATAAGATGTACCAAAATATACTCTATGAAGGACAAACACAAAGACTCCCATGGGCTATTTTTATATTGAGATCGTATTATAGAAAGCCACGGATAATAAACAGCGGGTTCTGGCAGGATAGGGATAGAAATGGCAGATTCATGAAAGTAAAATATTCTGAAAAAATTTAACCCCATTCCCATGCGCAAAATGAAAGACCTAGACCTATTATCCATTGAACAGGTAATTAGATTGCCTTTCTTTTATTCATTGGAAAAAGATGGGAACAGAACGAAGATGTGGAAGATAACATTTAGATGCAATAAAGCGCTTTCTGATGGTAGATGGCAATTACTCGATGAAATATCCAATAACGAATACATAGTAAGATATAAAATCATTGACTTTAATAACTAATACTTTTTATGGCTATATTAAGCTGGGAGCAAATTGATCATGGAATGGGCTTTCAAATGCAACGAACTAAAATATTTGGTGGGTGGCTTGTAACTACTATAGATGAAGTCAGAAGCCCTATTTATACTGGGTACAACCAGCCGGAGTACAAAGAAGGTTACGAATGGCGTACATCAATTACATATGTCCACGATCCAAACCATGATTGGAAGCTAGATTAATAACAACCTATAAATAGTAATACTATGCCAGAACAAGATATAAAAGAGGTTATGGTCAATAATGAATTGATTGGAAGATGGATGGGGGGTAAGCCGGAAATAGAATATTGTGTAGGTAATGATACAGGTTCATGTTTTCATCCTAAGCATTGCGGGACTAGTTGGCCCCCGAAACAAAAGCAAGAATGCGAAAAATGGCTATCGCAATCAGAATGGGCTAAGAGGGAAGGATATGAAGTTAAAAAAGAAGAATGGTGGCCCTGGTATAATCAGGATTGGAATAAACTAATGGAAGCATGGTACAAATTCAGGGAGTTAAAATTTGATAAAGAAATAGATCAATTCCATCATAGCGGTTTAAAAGGACTTATCTCACATGCAATATGTTATAAGGATATACAGATCGCATACGATGAAATCTGCAAAGCAATTAAATGGTATAACTCAATAAATAAATAATACTATGCTAGAATATAAAATTCAAACTAATCAAAGAGGATTCCAATTTGCCGAATTTGTAGATAGTTATGGCCATCAATGTAGTATTCAGAAATCATCGGCAGCAACGAGAGATTGTATTTGGTTTGGGATTGACAACCCCAAATTAACAATATTCGAAAATGACAGCAAGGGTAAATATATCACAACAGAAATGCCTAAAAACTTCGAAGTGGATAGCAGAATGCACTTGACAGTTGATCAGGTTAAATTATTGCTTCCTATTTTACAGCATTTCGTAGAAACTGGCGAAATGGTATAACTCTAAACAATTAAATAAATGAACTGGATAATAAATAACGAAAGGGGACCAGAAAAAGATGGATTTTATTTTACGGAGGATTCGGATGGCTTAAAACGCCTAACTAATTTTATAGGAAACCATTGGCATTCAACTACCGGCAATCCCGTGGCAAGATGGGTGGATGAAGAATCTCCTTCCTTTAGTTTAGAAGATATGAAAGCAGTTTGGGATAGCTGTAGTAAACAATGGGAGGATAGATCGGATCGCTGCATCCCGGAAAGTTTGTTTTCAAAATTCATGAAGGATAAACATAAAATTGACATTAACTAAATAAAGATACTATGCCTAAAAAGAAAATAGTAGTCTATATCCCGGTTCATATTGAGTGGGAAACAGAAAAACAAAAGAAATCCCTTATACGTGATCTTGCTGATAAAGGATTTGGTAGATATGGTGGTGGATATAGTTACGAGAAAAAGAAATGCAGAATAAAAGATATTAAAATTGAACCTAAATAATGAACTATGAGTGAAGAAAAGATATATGAACTACGTGCCGATGTATGGACTCCCGCGATATTTTGTAAAGCTGGCACAAAGAATACTGAAAAGGGATGGATAAAAACATTTGGGGAATTTAATATTCAATGGGCAAGCGAATGGTTCATTGATTTATCAATACAATAAGAACCAGAAAACATAGATGAATTACGAGAACTTGTAAATAAAGTATTCGAACGAAAGAAATTGCATTCCCTGACGTATAAAGATGCGGCGCAAGAGGTCGCCAAATTATGGTTAAAACAAAATCAATCCAAATGAGCAAAGAAAGATGGGAAAGCACCGATGTGTTCATTGCAACCTGTAACGCCTTTAGCGCACTAGATGAAGGAAAGAAGGAGTTGGGTCATAAACATAGGCTTGACCCTTCCCTTGAAGACATTAATACGCTACAGGACTTGCTTATTATGCAGGGTTATTCAATTCAAAAGATAAAATAATGAATGCTACTACAGCAATAGGACTAGCCTTTCTGCGAGGCGATGTTCTTACAATTAAGACAGCTTTCAGAGACTACGGGGTAAGTAATCTGCCCAGGGAGGCGAGCAGATGCATTGAAAAAAAATTCGGACTGAAGCTGGCAAAAGTTAAGAAAACTGGTAAAAGCAGATTCGGTATTCCCTGTTATTGGAATGAATACCGTTTACCGGATACTTTATACAACAAACCAGGCCGTGCCAAATTAATCGACTACTGTCAGAAGCATATAGGATCTATGACCACTTGCAAAACAGAAAAGGAACGTACGGTATTTGTTCAGCAATCTCTATTTCTTGAAACATTATAAGTAAATTTATTATGATTATACAAAGGGATTTAAACGACTTAACTAAAGAAGAATTTGACCAAGTCCCGCTGGTTGAATGGCGGGATAATGTAACAGATTTTGATTCATTGATTATTGTCCCGACTGATCAAATTCATGATAGCGGATTTAAGTGTATGTATTTTATCGCATGTAAAGGAGACGAACCAATATGTAGAATATCTGGATGTAGTGATGTTATCCATATAAACGGTATAGGCGGATATGGACTTGGTGGCATTCGTAAGCATATGGAACAGCCCAGGTTCCCCACTGATTGGTCAATTGATTGCTTGAAAACAAGTGGCCTACTGAGATTATTTACATCCGGCAAGTTACAATCTGGTACTGCACTTTCTTCATTTGAAATATTTTCCGTACCAAAAATAGATTCACCCACACTACCTAAATAAATTAATGTTATGCAAATAAAAGGATTAATGAGGCTTTTCAGAGTTGATACGGGGACACCAGATGCAGGAGCAGGATATATTTCTTTTGGCAGCAGTAATAAACAATACTTCGTTGTTGCAAATGGCTATCAAGATGCAGTAGATAAGGCAATAAATTTTATCCTAAATTTTAATCATGAAAAAAGTGTCGTAGATTCAGACGGTAGCCTATCGCAATATGCATCAACGGGGGAAATTCAGATAAAATCCGTCCATTTAGTTACAGAAGAATTGATATACTAATCCCGCGAAATAATTTTTGAAAAACCAAAGTACAATAACCCAGTACCATTCAATTTCCTATTTTATAAAATATATTTGGTAGGGTAATTAATACGGATTATTATTGTGGAATAAATAACCTTAATGAGGAAATACAGAACGAAGCATATTTCTATTCTCAAGGAGGAATATGATAAATACATGGACGCCTTAACCCAGGCAGACTATAACAAAAGCAAAGCCGCAAAGTTGCTTCATATAGATCGAAAGACCTTCTATAACAAGTTTCGAAAGTTTAAAGAAGCTGGATTGCATCCAACTAAACAGATAGCATAACCCTATTTTTAGACAGATTCAATCCTGTACAATGGCAAGTAGGTTAACTTTAACTCGTAGAGAAAAACGTTCTGTTATCGATAAAAATCCGTTCTGTGTTTATTGTGGAAACAATGAATATGATGGATTGGTCCTGGAACATATATATCCATTTTCATTAGGGGGAAGCAATAGCTTAAATAACATTACAATATCATGCGGGAAGTGTAATTCCCATAAACACAATTACACTATCAATGAGTTTATTAATGTGATTATTCGGAAGCGGAATAGTATACTAAATGAAACATACAAACACATTCACAATCTCAGGAGTTTAAGGGCCGGCTGCCCCTTACATTATCAGCATAGCGAGTATTCTATTTGCAAGAAAATCAAAAAGGCTAGGTTTTACCATTCTTATTATACTCGTATTATATCGGCTATTAATAAAAATAAGTATCAAATATTTAATTAATGGCAAAAAGATTCTCCGATACCGAAATATGGTCAGAAGATTGGTTCCTTGAAATGCCGAATGAGTATAAGTTGTTTTGGTTTTATATGCTATCCAATTGCGATCATGCTGGTCTTTTTAAAGTAAACTTGAGGTCTTTTAGTAGTCTTTTAGAGGTCAAATTGACCACAACCGAGGCTCTAAGGCTATTCAATTCTGGCAAAGATCGAATCAGGATTATTAATCCATCACTTTGGTTTGTCGAGGATTTCTTTGTATATCAATATGGGCCGACATTCAATACCAACAACAGACTCCATGAGAGCATAGAGAAGATATATGACAAGTATGGCATTGAATTGACCTCAATTAGAGGTGTTTTAGACCTCAAGCATGGGGTCAAGGATAAGGATAAGGATAAGGATAAGGATAGTTTAACTGAACCAAAAACCAAAAAACAAAAATATATCAATGGAACCGAACCCGTCAACAATTTTAAGGCACAATCGGAAAATCTATTTGCTGGCCGAATGGCCAAAAGAAAAAATGAAACTGACTGAGTTAGAAAAACTAATAATTGAAGCCCGGTTAGATGGGCAAAGTTTTTCATTAATGGATGAAGTAAACCAAAGGCATAGTTGTGATCAGATTATGTTAAAGGGGGCTGCTATAAGTGGTTGTTCGCTTCCGCAAACCGATTTCTTTGCGGAAATTATTTCTAATCAAATATGTGAATTTATTGTCAAATTCGGGTATGGTGAATTGACTTTGAATGAGATTATTCTTGCACTTCAAATGAATGCTAAAATAGGCTTGCGTTATCCTTCGGGCGCGGAAGTAGAACAAAGCGTATTCATTGGCAATTGTTTTCATGTAGATTTCTTGGGAAAGGTGTTGTATAACTACATGTCACTTAGGAATTTATTAGATAATAAATTCAAAAACGTAATTGACGGATATTAATGAATTGTCAAGATTTACATAGCATCGAAGGTTTGCAGTTTATGCCCGTAAAGGCTAATAAACAACCAATTATAAAGGGATGGCAGACTTCTGCCGAAAAGCATGATTTAAGTAATTGCACGGCAGTTGGCTTAGTGTGCGGTAAGCTCTCTGGTAACCTAGAAGTTATCGATATCGATCTCAAGTATGATTTAACCGGTAAGATTTATGATACATATAAAAGACTGATCAATGAGATAGATAACACTTTACTAAACAGACTGGTAGTTCAACAAACTAAGAGCGGAGGCTACCATTTTTTGTATCGCTGCCAGGTCATTGCTGGGAATCTTAAGTTAGCCAATCGGGTTACTACCGAACAGGAACGACAAGAAACATATCAAGACGCCTACAAAAATGAACTTTCAAAAAGCACGCCCGACGATAAAGCGAAGGCAATAGCCGCCAAGGCGTCTGAAAACGACAAGGTTCGCGTATTGTTTGAAACAAGGGGCGAAGGCGGCCAAATAGTTTGCCATCCTACAAGCGGCTATAAAATCGTTTACGGGGATTTTTATTCTATTTCTGAGATTACAACAGATCAGAGGGATATACTTCATGGAATTGCGCGGCAGTTTAACGAAGTCATCGAGGAAGAGGCTATTCCGCTAAAGAAAATGGTTTTTGACCGCAAGACGGGGGGGCTTTCGGTTTTTGATGATTATAACTTGCGTGGGGATGTTTGTGTATTGCTGCAAGAGCATGGCTGGAAGTTCGTTTCTCAGAAGGGTCAAAAGTCAGTATTCTTGCGACCTGGTCAAGCCACATCTCAAACCAGCGGCAATTTCGATCATGCTAAAAATTGGTTTAGCGTATTTACTACCAGCACTGAATTTGAGCCACAAAAAGCCTATTTGCCCTATGCAGTATTCGCTGTGCTTGAATGCAATAAAGACTATTCAGCAGCCCACAAAAGGTTGTTAGAATTGGGATATGGCGACAAGCCAGAAGAAAAAAAGAAGGAGACGGAAAGCACCAGGGCCATAAAATCGCGCATTAATCCAGAAGATGGGGATTTATCTTTTTTGGCAAAATCGGTAGACTATGATGAATACCTGCAACAAGTTCGTGACGGGACTTTAAAACAAGGATTAACTACCGGCAGCCCATATTTAGATGAATTTTTTCTATTCAAAGAAGGCAATTTGGTAATGACCAATGGGCACGATAACACAGGAAAGTCTGTTTTTACTTGGTGGTTGCTTTTACTGGCTGCAATGTATCATGGATGGAGAGGGATAATATTTTCTAGTGAAAATACATTGGGAGCTTTCATGCGAAAAATGATTCAGTTTTATTGGGGAAAATCATTATATGGTAAGTTCGCCATGAATGATACCGAATATCAGATAGCAAAAACATTCATAGAAAAACATTTTTCGTTAATAAAAGCGCAAGAGGATTTATACAACTACAAGGATATTATCAACATGGTTAAGAAGGCAAGGAAATCATCTAAGTATGATTACGGAATGATTGATCCTTACAACTCTCTAAAGATAGATTTAAGCGGCTTTAGTAAACTATCAACGCATGAATATCACTACGAAGCATTGAGCGAAATAAAATCATATGGTCAACAAAATAATTTTGGATGGTTCGTAAATCACCACGCAGTTACAGCAGCATTAAGGGCTAAGGATGGCGAAAAGAAATATCCGGTAGCGCCTCAAAAGGCAGATACGGAGGGCGGCGGGAAGGTGAGTAATAAAGCCGACGATTTTATAACCATACATCGCATAACACAACACCCTACCGATTGGATGGTAACGGAATTACACGTAAGAAAAATAAAAGATACCGAAACTGGTGGTAGAATAACATCAATTGATAACCCGGTAAAGTTTGAGATGTATAAAGGTGGGTGTGCTTTTATTGAACGTCGGGAAGATGGGCTAAGAAATATTGATCCTATATATCAGTGGCATTTGAATAACGGGTCAGTGCAGCAAGAGTTATATGAATCGACAAAGGAATTGACAAGACCATCTAATGGTCATTCTAAAGTTGTTGATATAAATGGATGGATGCCTTTTAAAGACAAAGATTTAGAAACAGACGAAGATCCTTTTTAATTATGGCAAAAGCTAAAAAAGAGAAGAAAGAACCAAGACTTAGAAAAGGGGCTACGGATTTTGTCGGCAGGCGATTCGGTAGATTAGTGGTATTATCAGAAGCCCCACGGCGAATAACTCCAAGCGGCTATAAAGTTAGAATAATGAATGTTTTGTGTGATTGTGGAACTCATAAGGAGATTCATTTGCAAAGCCTGAAAAATGGCCAGACGGTTAGTTGTGGTTGTCGAATGCGCGAGGTAGGATATGAAATTAAAAAACATGGATTATCAAATCATCCATTATATACAGTTTGGAATGGAATGAATAGGCGTTGTTCAGAGCCATCATTTAAAGATTATAATTTATATGGTGGTCGTGGAATAGATGTTTGTGAAAAATGGAAGACAGATTTTAAATCGTTTTATGATTGGGCGATAAAGAATGGGTGGCAAAAAGGACTTCATGTGGATAGGAGAAAAGCTGATGGCAATTATTGTCCTTCTAATTGTCGAATAGTCACTCCAAAGCAAAACGCTAATAATAAACGCAATACTAGATTTTTTGAAATAAATGGGGTGCGCAGGTCACTTTCTGAATGGTGTGAAAAATATGGAGTTTCTATTAAAAATACGGGGAAACGCCTGAGAAATGGCCATAATATTAAATCAGCCTTGAAGATTAAATAAATGAAAAAAAAGAAATCTATTCCCGAGCCATTTTGGAACGAACAGGTTGGAATTTTTTTTGAGTTTACAAAGTCAAAATTCCATGACGCGCCTTCTTTTGATAATTCCGCGCCACGTGATTTGAAAAGCATTTTGATTACGCTTCGTAAACGTGCAGAAGATAAGGCAGTTGAGTGGACTTATGAAGTAGCAACAAGTAGATTCCGGCACTTCTTAGAGTGCGCTTACATGGATAAATGGCTGGCCGAAAACTGGTTGCTTATGAATATAAACAGACAAAAGGATCGGATATTTTTTGCTATAACCAAACAATATTTAAGCAGATGATGTGTTCTAATTGCATGGAAGAAAACGAATCAGTGGTTATGGTTTGCGAGGCTAGGGATTACAAAGTTTGTGATAAATGTGTTGTGACATATGGCAAGAATCGGGATGGAGTTACATTCTTTCCAGATGAAGAGGTCATATTGAAGGATGGCGGTAATTTCAAGATATTAAAAGACAGACTGCTAATCATAAAAGGAATTTATATTTTTGAAGAATGCGAAAGCGGTAGAATGGTATGGTTAAAGGATAAAGAAACAGATAAGCCATTAAAAAACATTTTTGATATAAACTGGTTAATTAAAATTAAAAACTAAAATTATGAACCAATCTTTTTATGGCAGCATTGATGTTACTAGATTTCTGGAAGAACTAAAAGCGAAGCATTCCGGCTTTTACAAAGGCAATAACGGAAAAGTTTACGCTAATTGCCAAGTATGGCTGAACGACCAACCCGATAAGTTCGGGAACGTGGTATCGATTAAAATAAATCCATCAAAAGATAAAAAGGATATTGAGAAAGCCTTTTACTTGGGCAACCTTAAGAAGTCAGACGGCCCCAAACCAATCGGAGATAACGACATAGTGGATATTAATTTAGACGAAGTTGATCCACTGCCACATCAACAAAATCTAAACCCGCCATCGTCAGCAGAAGTAGACGATTTGCCATTTTAAACATTCCATGTAATAGAATACTTTTTAAATAACAAACAAATGAAATCCATAAAACTAACACCAAAAGAAAAAGAGATATTCGAGGCGCTTGCTGGCAGCCCCGGTGGGCATCTTTACAAACATGTAAAGCCAACCGGCCTCGTTTGTTACCGACTCTTGGACAAGGATCGGAATCCGCTGCACAATTTCCGGGAGAACGCAGTGTAGCGATTGATTGAGAAGGGCGTTTTAGATATAGACGGAACGGGCATAGTTACAAAAGCATCTATTGATATTAAAAACTAACAACAACATGAACAATCGGTTATTCGCATTATTCGTTATTGGATTTATGGGGTTAATGGCTTTCCAGGAACACCAGCAAGTTAAGTCCGTGAAAATAACACTAACAGTTCCGGAGGCTGAGACAGTGGTAACGGCCCTCTCTAAACTACCCTACGATCAAAGCGCCGGGATCATTCAAAAAATAATCTCACAAGCTAACACGCAATTAGCAGATACTACTATCTCTAAACCCAAAAAGAATTAGCAATGACTCATACAATAGATGTAGTAGAAGGACTATTGGAATTATTGAAAAGCGGTCGTAAATCATTCTTAGTATTGAAAGATGATAGGAACTACATAGTTAATGATACCATAGTATTCCAGGTACTAGCCGATCGAAAAGAATTGAAAATGTCCATTGATTACTTGGAAGTAGAAGTCCCTGGATTAAAAAATGGATTCATTATCTTGGGCCTGAAAGAAATTGTAAACGATTAAAATGGTCAATAATGAATTTCGATAAACCAAAAGTGACTATTGATCTGGAAGAATACAATTATCTGAAACAATTAGAGCAAGAAAAGCAGATTGATCCAGGGAAATGGGCAATAGCCGCAAAGAAAATTTTATGGTATTCTATGATTGCGGCACATAGTCGTCATTTGACCCCTGATGATTTAAAGAAAACGCTTCATAAAGAAGGTATAATGTATTACACAAATCCAAGTAGCTCCGCATTCAACACATGGGAAAGTTTAGGCATAAAATTGGAAGACCCAAAGCCATAAAATAATTAATGATGAAAACACAATTAAAACTATTCAAGTTGTTTTTAAAATGCATTTGCTGTGAACTAAAGAACGGACATTCTATAAAAAATGGAGTTTCCCTTTATAAAAAAATTACATACTTAATGACTAGGAGTGCGCCAACTGGAATATGTCTTGATATAGATACATTAGAAAACCTCAACTTAAACAATCAATAATGGAAGACATACAACCCAAGTCAACCCGTACCTACGAAGAATGGAAAGAAGCATTAATCCAGACTATACATAATGGAACCGGAACGCCAGTCGAAGAAATCGAAATCAACGACGAACTCATTCGGCCAAAATACGAAGATGCGCTCTCCCCTTTCGCTGTCTATCTGGAAAATTATAGAAATAAATAAAGAAACAATCGATGGAAATAAGACCCAGAACCTGCGTCATTTGCTCAAACGAGGCTCCGCATAGGCTCACGAAGGGCCATACGCTGTATTATCAGTGCGAGAGTTGCCGTACACTATTCAGTGATCCTCTTTCGCAAGATGGGCTTTGTGGGGGCCAGCATGAGGCTGGTAGGGCACTTCAAAATGATATTCGCTTGGATCGAATCAAAACCATGACCCGGGGAATGAAGAAAGAGGATATACGGATATTGGATTTTGGCTGTGGAAATTTTATGCTAGGTAAATACCTGCAAGATAAAGGCTATGACGTAATGGGATATGACGCATACAATGAGGAATATAGTCGATTGCCGGAGAAAAATAAGTATCACATTTGCCTTTGTATCGAATGCGTGGAACACCTATCATCACCCTTCATTGAATTGGATGTAATGCACCGATCCTTAGTAGAAGGAGGGCTATGTTATTTTGAAAGTGGATTTATTAATATAGCAATAAGAGATAATATACAACTCGAAGATTATCTATATGTTAATCCAGATGCCGGCCACGCTACTGTGTTTTCTCACCACGGGCTTGATTTGTTACTCCAAATAAAAGGCTTTCTTCCTAAACGGCATTTTGATGACAATACGCGGTTGTATCGTAAAATATAATTTCATACCTTAGTGCTACTTATCACTTCCATCATGCAAAAATCATTTTTACATATAATTCCCGGCATAGTCGCATCCTACCTTCATGGTGGCGGTGATAAGTCTTCTATGTCCGGGATTTATGTTTTATGGCAAAAATAACGCATGGATTATCTAAACATCCTTTGATGGGGATATGGCACGGCATTAAGTGCAGATGTTATACTAAATCAGCAAATGGATATCCGAGATACGGGGGCACCGGAGTTAAAATGTGCGCAGAATGGAAGGATGATTTTAAGGCATTTTACGATTGGGCTATTGCGAATGGATGGCGAAAGGGACTACAAGTGGATAAAGATATTAAGGCAGCTTTGCTAAAAGTAGAGCCTAATTTATATTCTCCCGAAAGATGCAGTATAGTTACCGCTAAATTAAATGGGAATTCTAAAAAAAGCAATAGAATATTAGAATTTAACGGTGAAAAATTAACCATTTCGCAATGGGCTGATAAGACGGGAATTCCTAGAAATGCTATACGAATGAGAATAGAGTCACATGGGTTTACTATATCAGAAGCGCTTACTTTGCCATTAGGGAAGGTGAGGGACATGAAATCAAGAAGTAAGCAAATAGAATTCAACGGAATTACAAAAAGCTTAATTGAATGGAGTTTAATTACGGGAGTACAAAGAAAAACGTTGGGGCATAGATTAACAAAAGGGTGGTCAATAGAAAAAGCATTAACTACAATAACAGGGAAAACAGGCAAGAAGAAATGAATAAATTATCATTAGTGTTTCCAACACAAGGGAATCCAATCGCATTAAAGCGGACATTAGATAGCACAAAGAGAGTAGTAGATGAAATTGTAATTGGTTCTGTTTGTGTTTTTCAAGAGGACATTGATTTAATAAATTCATATAAAAATGAGTACAATATAAAACTTATTGAACTTCCATTTAATCATGTGTTCCGGGTCGGTTTTTCGGAAACATTAAATCTATTAGCATCTCATGTAACTAATCCTATTGCCATGTATTTGAATGTAGGGGAGATTATAGAAAAAGGAGAAGATGGTCTTTTAGAAAAGATGTCGCCCGAATATAATTGTTACTATATAGATCATTCTGTAGAACGGCACAGATGGTGGCGCGTATTTTCGCCAACAGAAATGAAATGGTCTGGTGTATTGCATGAAGAAATAGTAGGTAATAATAGGCCGTTCCATAAGCCACTTTTTACTTTTGGGGACACTAATAAAGACATGGATGATACTTTTAAAGCCCGTGTGTACGATGATATCAAAGAGATACTTTATTTTTCATTGTATAATAAAATAGTGGATGAACCTGATAGCCTGGGTGCCACGAATGAAGGATGGGTCAAGTTTGCTACTGAAAACTACGATAGTATGAAGGAGAGATTGTTGAAAAAGGGTAAACGATATGAAGCATTTCAAGAAGGTGATTTGCAAAAATATTTGCATGATGTAATGACAAACCCGGAATTTGAAAAGGAAAGGTTTGAAAGTTCTATAAAAATCGAGTTCCAACAAAACCCCATGTTTTTAAATAAATAACAAATGCGATTCAGTATAATTTTCTGCCACTGGAAAACGGGCCCAATGTCAGCTTACACGGTTGCTCAAATATTAAAGTATAAAGGCAATCATGAAATCGAAATTTTAATCTGCGACAATAATGCAGGAGATGGAAGTATAAAATATCTTGAACCATTTAAAGATGCAGTAAAGATATTCGACTACCCAAAAGATAAGCTGCAATCCCACGGTATCGGGTACGATGTTCTCTTTGAATTAGCACAGAATGAGTGGGTGATATGTTTGGAGAGCGACAGTTATCCCGTTAGGGATGGATTCTTAGACTACTATGTACGATTGATTAATCAAGGATACGATGGAGCTGTTTCCGTTCTTTCATTGAGTGGCGGCATTTACGGTCATCCAGCAGGAGGATTGTATAAGCGCAGCATTTGGGTAGAAGCATGGAAATATAGTAAAGAAATTGAGTATTATTATTTCCCGAACATGGGGATGAAAGATACGTTCGCTTGTCACATCATGGTGCATAAAAGTATAGTAAATGATTTCTTAGCCGAACCAGAAAACTATATTGAATTAGCCGATAATTATAAACCATACTATCCACAAAAGGCAGAACAAAAGGCTGCACATTATATGCCTACAGTCGGGCCAATGCATAATGGGATGGGGCGTTTGCAGGAATCATTAAAGACGTATGGTACCCGTAATCCAGAAAGTGAAATCCCTAATATCATATTAGATAATAGAGCAAAAATAATATACAGGATTGGCATGGAGCCGGGGCAACATCATTATTATTGGATGTTGGCGAAAGGGTATAAAATCTTTGGTATTCCCACCGAAGTTAAATGGCTGGAAGGGAAAGAAAATCAACAGCAAGAATATACGCTAAGTGCAGCTAGAATTAAGCACATTTGGGGAGTATCAGCCTATCATGGAACAGATTTAAACGATGGAGATGTAGCTAAGATCAAACAAACTCTCCCTGAAACTTTGTACGAAACATTACCTGAACATCAAAAAATAAAAATTTAATGGAAGTAAAAAGTTATAGTGTTTATGGTATTCCCCCTCCGTCGAGAGAAGAAATTATTATCATGCAGCATAGGCTGTTTATGTATCTGGAAGCATTAATCAGAGCAGAACGATTGAACCCAGAAAGAGATTATGAAGGAACGAGAGAAGTGGGATTATTGAAGCGTATCGCTACGTCTGATACTACGGTAGAGCAAAGAATGACTCTTACTCTTTTGCTTTTGGGAAATGAACCACAAGAAACAGAAGATGATGAAGATATAGAAGACTTCGAAGATGAAGCCGGGGAAGAATAATTAAAACAATAAAATAAAAATAGATGGAAATAAAAAACAGCTTTCTGCATTCAGGAAATTCCGGAGATTGCGTTGGGGCAGTCCCAGCTATGAGAGAATTTTATCGTAAAACAGGAATTAAGCCAATTCTTTATCTTAGAAAAAACGTAGAAGCGTGGTATTATGATGGAGCCGTTCATCCCGTTAAAAACCCAGAAACCGGGAAAAATGTGATGCTAAATGATGCCATGATTGCGATGCTTACTCCTTTATTAAAAGCGCAGCCGTTCTTTGAAGATGTAAAAACATGGGTAGATGAAGAGATAGGTTGCGATTTAGACCAAATCAGAGAAACATATGTGGGCCTTCCTGGATTGAGTTTGAATCGCTGGTATTTCTATGTATATCCAGACTTAGCCTGTGACCTTTCAAAGCCTTGGTTGGAAGTACCGGATGCAGAGAAGGATTTCGCCAACGGTAAAGTTATCATTACCCGGACAGAGCGCTACACGAATCCGCATATTGATTACTCCTTTCTGAAGCCATTTGAGGATGAATTGGTATTTAGCGGAACAATGAGGGAGTACAATGTATTCTGCATGACCTACGACCTGAATATTAAAAAGCTAACCATAACCAACTTTTTGGAATTAGCACAGGCCATAAAACAAAGTCGGTTTCATATTACGAACCAAACCATGGCCAACCAAATTTCACAAGGAATTTTTCATCCTTCTATATTGGAGGTGTGTGGCTTTGCTCCTAACTGCATTCAGATAGGGGAAGATCGTTATGACTTCATGGCGCAGGAAGGGTTAAAATACTATTTTGATTTATTGTACAAAAAAACCGCTCAATAGTAGAGCGGTTTTTGTTATATCAAATACACATAATGAAATTTTAACCCATCAAGGTGGCAATTTGGGCTACCGTTTCAGCTACATAGTATGCGGTACCAGCAGAGTTTGCGGCGGCACTGGAAGGAACTCGAATCAGGCCATAAACATTATAACCTGAACTAAGGCTCCTTTGTGGGGAGTTGGAGCAATCCTCAACCAAGACTAGGCCAGCAGTAGGAAAGCCTATCTTTTTCGGCTGATCCCTATCCAGTACACGTGCATCAATCTGGTACACGTTTACGAAAAATACATTTGCCATTGTTACAAAATTTTGAGATGTTCAATATATTGACCAGTAAAATTGAAGTTAATTTGGGGCAATTGAATGGGTTGCATATATTTGGGGACATAGAAGGGTGATGGAATAATGGCTAAAAAAGAGAAAAAAAGCAAATCTCCCGATTCAATGGAGGAAATAAGGTTCACTCTAAGTGTGTGGCATCATGAGAAATTGAAGGCATGGGCCAAAGAAAATGGAATGTCAGTAAGGGCCGCTATCAGGTATTTAATCAATCAATTCTTTAAAGGAACATCATATTAGTATTTATGAACAAGAAGACGCTTTATGGAGCCGAAGCAAGGGCTAAGTTATTGTCAGGAGTTAAGAAAATCGCAGCAGCGGTCAAGGTGACCTTAGGCCCGATGGGTCGGAACGTTCTTATATCGCAAAGCATGGTTATTGATTATGGGGTGCATAATCTTCCCATCCATGTTACGAAAGACGGATATACGACTACTAGGGCGTTTGAGATCAATGATGATCCTTTTGAACAAGCTGGCGTGTTAATGATAAAAGAAGCGGCTCAGAAATCAGTAGATCAGGCTGGTGACGGCACAACAACAACAGTGGTGTTAGCTGAGGCTATTGTTGAAAAGGCAATCGAAGCCATTGTCGCAGGAGGTAATCCAGTCGAGTTGAAGCGCAGTATTGATAAGGGGGTGCAGGAGGTAGTAGAACAGCTTAAGGGAATGGCCATTCCTATTAAAGGGAATATTGATCGTATCCGACAAATCGCGACCATTTCGGCTAACAACGATTCGGCAATGGGGGAATTAATAGCAGATGCCTTTAGTAAAATAGGAGAAGAAGGGGTTATTGATCTTGAAAAAGGGCAATCAGTGAATACAGAAATAAGAATTGCCGATGGCTACAAATGGGATCAAAGTTGGGTAAGTCCTTATTTCATTAATAATAAGGAGAAGCAAATATGCGAATTCGAAAACCCTATTATTCTATTGTATGATAAAATGATAAAACATCATACTCAGATTATAAGAGCCCTGGAGTTGATTCAGAAAAGCGGCAGACCGCTATTGATAGTTTGCGAAGATTCTATTGAAGAAGGGTTATCAACATTAGCGGTTAATAATCTACAAGGACGATTCAAGATATGTGTAGTAAAATCCCCCGAGTTCAATGAAAAAAGAAGAGAAGCGATGGAGGATATTGCATTGATTACCGGCGCTACCTATATCAGCGATACGAAAGGCATTGATATAAAGGAAATGGAATTCGACCATTTTGGGCATGCAAAGAAGGTATTGGTAACGAAAGAAGAAACTGTTATTATCGGAGGCGCGGGGAATAAGGAGGACTTGGAAAACCTTCTGAATGAACTGAAGATAAATATGGTTCAAGCAAAGAATGAAGACGAAAGTGCGCCTATCGAAAGAAGGATAGCGAAGTTAACAGGGGGAGTAGCTGTTATTTCAGTTGGAGCGGCTACGGAAACTGAAATGAAAGAGAAACTGGATAGATTTGATGATGCCGTAAGGGCTGTTAAAGCTGCATTGAGTGAAGGATTTATCGTTGGTGGCGGCACAGCCTTTTTACGGGTAAAAACTTCAAGTGATATAATAAATAGCATACTTCGTATTCCTCTATGGCAAATTTGTAGCAACGCTGGCAAAGAAAGTTCCGCTGATCGTATTATACATGATGTAGAATCTTTCAAAAACAATGTTGGGTATAACGCCAAAACTGATCAAATCGTAGACTTGATTGATGCTGGGGTTATTGACCCGGCTAAAGTGTTGAGATGTGCTATTACTAATGCAGCTTCGAGCGCAGGTATGATCATTACGACTGAGGCTCTTATTTGTGACACTATGTAATTTAAAATTATGCCAATTCAAGCAACCAATAATTTTGTATTTGTAACGAGAGAAAAGGCTGAATCCGAAAAGTCTGGTATTTATATTCCAGATCAAGGCCGTGAAAAGCCAAACGAGGGAATAATTGTTACTATTGGAGATTTAGTGCAGGATAAAAAAGTAAAGGCGTCTAAAAATAAGAAATGTCTTTTTTTTAAAGGGGCTGGCTTTACTGTGCCATATCAAGGAGTGGAATACTTGGTATTAACTTCTGATCAAATTATTGCCATTCTATGAGTTATCCTGTCAACGGTAAGATTCTTGTATCAGTGAATATGAAGCAGAAGGATGAAGCTATCATTGCGGGTATAAAGATCAAGATGGGGATCAAGTTCGATAATAATCATCGGGAGAAGTCGCCAGTAATAGCCAGAGTTGAACAGGATAATGGTTATTTGAAAGTGGGAGAATTAATAATATGCCACCACAATCATTATTATCACCCATCGCCATACTTCTTGTATGAGTGCTATTATAGCATCCCGGTTAACCATACCATTTTTGCCATCTTGCATGAAGATGGCTCCCTCACGCCAGCCTATGGCAATATTTTAGGAGAAAAGATTGATATTGAATCTTCTATACTGCTACCAGTTGACCAGCGGAAGAAATACACCGATCGAATAAAAATAACCCAAAGCAGTAATCCTAATTATCGGGAAGGGCAGGTCATATTCACGCGCCCTTCAGCTCCCTATGATATTGTTTATAACTTCGGCAGTATTATAAAAAGAGTCACAAAAGTCTGGGATGAAATGGTTTGCGGGGTGTTAAAATAAAAAATCCTTATTTTTAGTAAAATTTTACTATAATGCCGGAAATATATCAATCCAATCAAAACCAACCCTCTTTCTCTGATCCTTTGCTCAATAGACTGTTCTTGTCACCGGCTGAAAAAAAGGACAAAGAGCGTGGCAAGAAAATGGTAAAAGAGTTCTATCAGCTTCAAACAAATTCAAGCGCCTCAACAAATTATTTCCGACTTCGCAACCTCAAGTGGACTGAACTTTTGCTCTGGTGCAAGGGTAGTCAAGCAATGACAGAGTTTCTTGATTACATGAATATAGAGTCGGCAAACAAATCGTTTGTGAATATTGATTACACACAGAGCCGTATAGCCGCACAATTCATGGGTACTTTAATCGAGAGCATGGCAAAGAATAAATCGTATCCCTGTGTCACTGCAATCGATGATGGTTCGGTTAGTGAGAAAGAAGATAGATTATTTGATGCGTTATATAGAATGCATGATGTAGAGGTTATCAATGATATTCAACAGAAATCGGGGGTAATGGTAGAACCTCCAAATGCATTTGTCCCTGATGATGAAATGTCTGCGAGAGTGTACTTTGAGTTGGAGGATAGGTTACCGAAGGAAATACGATTCGAGAAGTTATTGAACGCTACACAGGCTGCTATTAAGTTTGAGCGGGTATTGAATCGGAAAACGCTGTTTGATTTAACAGTATTGAATTTCGGTGCTACGAAGATTGAAAAATGTGGCCCCAAAGAATATACGGTAAGAAAATGTATTCCCACTAATATGGTATTCAATTTCTTTTTAAATGATACTAGTGAGCATGAAGTAGATATGGTGGGCGAGTTCTACAACCTGAAAGTAAAAGATGCTCGTTATAAAATACCAGGCATTACTGAGAAAGAATTATTTAACCTAGCAAAGTTTTCAACTACTAAAAATATCGGAACGTTCAATTATATGTGGAATGATAATTGGGCGTTAACTACATTTAATCAGAATAGGCCATATGATGATTGTTCTATTCTGGTTTTTGATTGCGAAATAAATTGCGGGGAGGATATTTATTATGTCGAAAAACCCGATACGTTCGGCAGGATGAATATCGAAAAGAAAAATGGCATTCCCTATCAGCAAACAAAGAAAGACGGTACTGTCATCGAGCAGGACAAGCCAGAAGATGTTGAAATAATCAAGCGCAAAAAGAATACGTGGATGCGTGGCATCTACGCTCCTTATGGAGATATGATGCTTTACTGGGGGGCTCCTGATTTAATTATCACTCCTTACACCAATACAGCAAAGCCGCTTTCTTCTTATAGCATTAACATTCCTAATAACGATGGTGAATATGTGCCTTCTCTTTTTGAAAGGGGAATGGAAGTTTTGCGGGAGTTGCAGTTAACCAAATTAAAAAGAAAGCAATTAATAGCTAAGATCAAACCGTCCGGTATTCGTATTGATGTTGAAAGCGCCCGTAATCTTGATTTAGGAAGCGGAGATACAATCCCATGGGAAGAAGTAGTACGCATCTACGATCAAACCGGTAATGAGCTTTGGAGTAGCAAAGGGGTAGACCCATTGCAACGGGAAGCGCCACCATTAAGTAATACAGTTCGAGACGAAAGCATAGATAAGGTTATCGGCCTTACAAGTATAATAGCCAGCATGGTGCTGGAGCTTCGCCAATTATGGGGGGTGCCTCAGTACCGGGATGGAAGCGATGTGGGAGATAGAACACCTGCAAAATTAGCAGAAGGACAAAACCAAAGTTCATTCAATGTTACTGATTTCATTCTTAATGGGAACAACCAACTTTGGGAAGAAACGTTTTACAAATTATGTTTACTCCATTGGAATGATATAGCAAAAGAAGAACCAGAATCTGAAAACGACATGCTGAATACTCGGTTTGATATTCGGGTAAAAACCAAATCAACAGAATACGAAAGAGAAAGATTAGAGGCTGACATTCAGCGATTCAGCCAAATGCCAGATGCACAAGGCAACCCATCCATTACATTGAAGGACGCAATGATGATCCGGGAAATAATGGATGAATACAATTACAAATTAGCTACATGGTATTTAACAACTACCTATGATAAGAACCGGAAAAACGCAATGGAGGAAAGCGCTAAGTTGCAGACCCAAAACCAGCAGTTACAGGGGCAAGTAGCACAGGAATCGGCTAAGAAGGCAATGGAATTACAGTTGCAGAAAATAGAAGCCGAAAAAGAATTAGCGGAGCACAAAGCGCTTCAAGATATGAAAGTAGAATTGATTCGGGGATCGTTCACTATTGCGGCCAAAGCAGAAAACCCACAAATGCCGGCATGGTTGAATACGGTAATAGGTCAATTAATACCCAACATAGTTGTTCCTATTGCGCAAGAAAATAAAGATATGGCCGAAGAGGTTGCAGCACAAGAACAACAAGAACAACAAGAAGCTCAACAAGCCAAAATGCAAGATCAATTAGCGCAATTGCCTCCTGAGCAGCAACAGGCGGCGATGGAACAGATGCAACAACAAGGACAATCAGAACAAATGCAGTAGTATGGGAGAGGTATTGATTCAGGGGATTTTATGCAAGCATCGGGATTTAGGTAAATCTTCAGTGACGGAAGATGGCGAATTAATCGAGGGAGAAGATATACTGTTTTCGGATTTACCACAGGATGAACAATATTTCAGAAAGACCGAACACCCTTTTAATGATGACGACCTAGTTGCTATTGCTAACAGAGAACTAGCTTATCAGGGATTTACCAAAATTCAAAAACAATGGTTAGATAGAGAGAATAAGAGATTTGAAGAAGGAGTGTATTGTTATATTGACGGCATTCTTACTTACATCCCAGGCCCTTATTATTGTTACGTAAATTATTGGACGCTTGAGCATGGGGAGAAACCAGAATATCGGGAAGATGATAGACTTTTCTTTTTATTCCATGAATATTTACGGTTAGAGACAATTATACTAGCGCTTACCCGACTTAAAGGCCGCCGCCAAGGAGCCACTTCTATTGGCATGTTTTTCATGTGGTTTATTGCCGGCAAAAAAGAGCATAAATTATGCGGGACAACCTCATTCAATGATGGTGCTGCACAAGATAATTTCCAGAAAATGTTTATGTATGGATTCAAGGCTCTCCTCCCTTGTTTCCAAGCTGATTTTGATAGCGATAGCGATAATTTTATTCGTTTTGTAAAGCCGGTAGAGAAAAAGAAAAAAGGTGTTCTTGCAGTTAAACGCGAAGGATTAAATAGTTATTGTGATTATAAGTCGAATGTAATAAGTTCGTATGATAGTGGCCGTCAGTCATATAACGTTCCGGACGAAGGAGGAAAGAGAAGTAAATTAAATATAAACTCTTATTGGTCGCGATTATATAAGACATTCCTTATAGGTAAAAATAAAGTAGGATTTGGATACTTGCCTACTACGGTTGGGGCTAAGAAAGAAGGCGGCGAACATTACAAGTTATTTTACGAAAACTCTAATCAGCATAAAATTGATAAAGAAACTGGGGAGCCAGTTGGATTAAATACTCCCAATAGATGCGTTCGATATTTTGTCCCAGCAACACATTGTTATGCCGGGTGTATTGATAAATTTGGCAGAAGCGTAGTTGATGACCCTAAGGAGCCGATTATGGGGAATGATGGGAAGTGGATAACAGAAGGATCGAGAACTATTCTGCTAAGGGAGCGAAAGGTAATTGAAGATAATATCCAAGCCGGGATAGGGGATATGGAACAGCTTATGGAGCATAGGCGAGATTATCCCCTTGATGAATGGGATGCCTTTGCATTTGAGGCCGGGACTTGCGAGTTTAACGAAGAGAATTTTAAAAATCAAATCAAATTCTTAGAAGATAATCCGCAGGCAGCATTTTGGCGGCGAGGTAGATGGGATGATAATTATGATAAAGAAAAGAAAAAGATTATTGTAAAGTGGATAGATGATCCGAAAGGGGAGTGCTGGATTGAGGAATTTGCAGAAGAGGATAATTTATATGCAGATTTCAATGGGACAATAGAGCCATTAAATGAAATAATGTATAGCATAGGCGCTGATACTTATAAAAACATATTTGCCGATGGGGGCTCAGATGGCGCTATCTCGGTAATGAAAAAATCATGCATCATAGATGGGAAGGAAACAGGGCTAAAGCCTGTGTTTTTCTTTGTAGGGAGACCAAAATTAATTAAACAGTTCAATAGGCAAATGTTCCTAACATGTCTGTATTTTGGTGCTAAAGTGAATGTTGAGAGAGATGCTGGTACATGGTTTTATGAGGATTTTTTAGAATGGGATGCTTTGCAATTGCTAGAATGGAGTCCGGCCGTGGATATAACTAAGCCTAATCGTAAAATATTACCAGGCACCGAATCAGCAAATCCTTTTGAATTGGCCAAACAGTTAGAAGTATTAAAATTATATTATGATGGGAATAGTGCTATTTCATATAATGGCAATGTACATAGAGTAACTTATTTGCCATTGCTTAAAGACAGCTATGCATATAATCACGCAGAACGCACACCTTACCATTTGTCGGTCAGTCTGGCAATGGCTTTACTTCCAATGTTAGGAAGACCACGTCCCCGTGGCGGTGAAAGGCCAAACGCAAAGCCTAAGTTTATTATGCCACAAAAGAAAATTAAACTTCCTTCTTAGACGCCTGTTTTAATGTAGACATAATTCCAGCCCATTCTTTCACTATCTGGATAATAGTGTGTTTCTGAGAATATTTCCCTTGCTTCTTGATGGCTTTCATTTCTGCTTGCTTTATTAATACTGCTTTTCTTGCGTCTGCTGGGAAGTCTTTTAAAAGATTCGACATACTTATCAGGACTTTAGGTGATCTAAGGTAACCAATAAATTTAAAACGCAAAAATTCAACCTTTTATAAGAAGTATTTTTACTTCAAATAAAAACATTCCCAGAAATGGCCGACAATGTAATTGAACAAACAGCACCAGAAACACAAGTAGTAGAACAACAGGCAGAGCCTCAATTTGATTTGGCGGCTCAAATGGCGATTGCCTTAAATGGCGGCATCGTTCCACAACAGCCCGAAGCTACTGCAACTACTACCACCGAACCAGCAGCAGCAACGGTTGCAGATACAGCCGTAAATGATCCATTCGGGTTGTTTAAAGAAAAATTCGGGTATGAAAACCAGGAGGCAGCGTTTAAAGAAATTGAAGAATTACGTGCATTTAAAGCACAGCCGCGCACCCCTGAATTTCAAGTACCGGATGATGAAAGTGCTGCTATTTTAAAAGCTCTCGTTGCCGGTAAGAAAGAAGAAGTATGGAAGCTTTTGGATCATGATATGAGGGTTGACCGGTTTGTGAACGCCGAAGTCAACAAAGACAATGCCGGGGATATTGTGAAAATGGGTATGCAGTTAAAATATAAAGACCTTACCCCCGAAGAAATAAACTATAAGTTCAATAAGCAATTTTCTATCCCTCCTAAACCTGTTCAAGCGCTTGAAGAAGAAGATGCCGATTACCAACAAAGAATAGACGGTTGGCAGGAACAGGTTACAGACAAACAAATGGAGTTAATGATCGAGGCTAAACTTGCAAAGCCCGAAATCTCCAATGCAAAAGGTAAATACGTATTCCCCGAAATAGAATCTCCTGTAGACGAAGGGTACATCCAATATAAGAAAATGTTGGAAGACAATGCCCAAGCCGATAAGGAGACAAAAGAAGCATACAAAGCCTTAACGCCAAAAGCGGTCGAAACCAAAATCAATTTTAAGGATGAAGCCAATAAAATTGGATTTGAATTTCAATTTGAACCGGATGCGGAAGGCTTTGCAAAGGCTGTAGAAATCGCATCGAATGCTGACTTGTTTTGGCAAAACTTCATGAATCCGGACGGAAGCCCGAATCGCCAGAAGTTTTTAGATGCTATTTATTACTCCAATAACAAAGAAAAAGTTCTAATGTCCGCTCTGAATCAGTCTAAAAATGCTACGATCAAAGCAAGTTTACCTGATAATTCACAAGGGGGATTGGTACGTCAAATACCACAAACCCAAGAGCCAAACGAATTAGAAAAGAATATGCGTGCTGCCTTATCGGGATACGGTGGATTTTAAAAAACATCTACTAACATCTTAATTTAATAAGCTATGCCTAGTGCAATAGTTAGAGGCGCGACCGGTCAACCGGGTACAGTGGCGTATCCTTCCGGCCTAACCACAGGTATTTTCAACGAACTGAACTTCGTAATCCCAGATTATATCCCAGGCTTAATAGCCAAATACGGTAATGAATCGTACATGCTGGCTGCCGAAATTCTGGGTAATTCTAATATCGAGCAGGTAAACACTACAACCAATACATTCTCCCACTTTGAAAAGAGCCGTATTTATGGTTCTGGTTTAGTGGCAACTACTGTAGCTGCCGGCGCGAGCGGTGCTGCCGTAAACGTGACATTGAAGAGTCCAGAATCCTATAATAATGGCACAACAGGTACTCAATCTCCGTTTCTATTAAATCAAACCGTTAAATTCCGCTCGAATGGTTTGAAATTCAAGGTAACCAATATCACCCGTACAACCAGTGCGTTTGTAGTTGAGCTTACCCCGATGGGAGCCTATACTGTTCACTCCGGCACAGGTGCCACTGTTCTTGCTGGTGAAGGTCTGGAAACATTTGGTAATCAGCTAGCTGGTGAAGCATCCGATAGCCAGGGTACACAGCAGCCTAAATTGTATCGCTACGACAATACGGCTACAGTTTTACGTGCTTCTGTGAAAGCAAGCGATTTGGCTGGAATGAATAAGACGCAAATTGATTTCGGGAACGGCAGTCACTATCTTCCAACTTTAGCCATCACCACGATGAACCGTGTAATGATGACTAACATCGAAGATGCAGTTATGGAAGGTGTTCCTTATTCAAATATTTCTGGAACTGTAGGCACGGTAGGTGTATTACCTGATGTTGCCGCACGTGGTTCAGAAGTGGATTATGTTCAGGGCAACTTCATAATTGGCGATTTCCAGAATTTCACAAACGTACTGGATTCTAATGGCGGCCCCCGCGAATATCACTTCTTACAAGATTTGAAACAACGTCAGGATATAAATAACCTGTTATTCGGCGTTTATCGTAATGGTGCAATCAGTTATGGATCAGTAGGTACAAGCGCAGAAGCCGCAGTGTCTTATGGCTTCAAAAGCTTCTCAACCGATACTTTTGACTTCCACTTCCACCGTTACAAAGGATTCACCGCTCAGGCACTATTTGGATATACGCCTACCGTTGGCGATTATCGCGCATATTTCGGCTTCGGTGTGCCACAAGGCATGACCGTGGATGCAAAGGATTCAAGCACAAGACCTTATATGCAGTGGGTTTATCAGCAAAATCCGGATATTCCGACAAGTCAGAGGATCTATAGCTGGGATCTGGGTTACACCAAGAACACGAAGACTACTGAGGCTAGTAACAAATATGAACAAATTAGTTACGTTGGTTCGAGAGTTACGGCCGCAGAGCAGTTCAGCCTGCTGCGTGGGATCGTATCATAATTAGTATATTTGAAATCGGTTATGAACGTTGTAGATTATAACTGATTATTAATAATCTCAGAGGAGTAGGCGGTATCTACAACTGCCGCCTCTCTTTTGAATAAAATGAACCATTATAATAATTTTTCTCTTCAAAACATTATTATGGAATTTGAAGGGATTGCTTATGAAGAGGAATGGAAAGCTATTATAGGATATGAAGGATACTATGAAGTGTCTAATTTTGGGAGAATAAAAAGTTTGGCAAGATCATGGGTCACAGGGGAGCGATTTGGTGTTCGTACTAAAGAAGATACAATTGCAAAACCGGGATCAGATGTTGGTGGATATTTGAAATATACGTTTTGTGTAGACAAAATTAAAACATATTGGTCTGGACATGTTTTAGTGGCGAAATACTTCTGTGATAATCCTGATAATTATTCAATAGTGAACCATTTAAATTCCATTAGAAACGACAACTTTTTTAAGAATTTAGAATGGACAACATATTCAGGGAATGCAATTCATGGATTTAAGCACGGATTTCGGAAAGGGCAAAAGGGAGAGGATAATCCTCAAACTAAACTGACAAAAGAAGTGGTGATGGAAATTAAGAAATTGTGGGAAGAGAAGAGTCTTTCACAAGCAGCGATTGGGATGAGATTTAATATTAGGCAATCCCAGGTTTCTAGAATAGTAACTGGCGCTAGGTGGGCGCACATTAAGTAAAAAATTAAAATAAAAAACATGGCAGACACTAACAATGAGTTAGTCCCAGAAAAAAAAGAACGAAAGAAACGGGAGCCAAAGGCTGTAATAGTCCCTCCTGTAGTTCAAAAGATTGACGATAGCGATAAATATCCAGTTGAGGCTGCTTATTTGGCTATGACTTTTGAATCTACTAAGAAATACATGTTTGAATTGGCAACTCAAAACATGGAACGCGAAATGCCGGTTATTGAAGTTGACGGCCAAAGATCAAGGCCAATACCTACTGAAAAGTTTAAACCATATCAAAACATAGTTCTTACCTCTCAGATTATTTGGAAAGGACAGCGCAGGATATTGAGATACTACGATGGTTGTACTTCCATTTTCGCAGATGAACAACCAAAGGACAAAGAAGAAATCGATCAGTTCATAAAAGTAACTCAACCAAGAGCTTTTTTGAAAGGTAAATTCGGCGCATATGGAGATGAAAAGATGTTGCTGATGTACCTGAATATTTGTTCTTGGAATGCCAATAGTCCTTTTAGAACGCGTGCAGCCAATGCTATCTTTATCGCGACCGATACAATGAAAATCGCATCAACTGAATCAGCGAAATTGGATGAAACAGAACGGGCATTGGAATTGGCTAAAAATGCATCTCATACAAAAATGTTGATTCATGCTGCATATTTAGGAATTCCAACGGAGGACTATGATTCAGGCAATGGATTAACACCTAAGGAAATCAGAACTAAGTATCGCAGATTTGCGCTTCAAGATGCAACTTACTTCATAGATAGCTACGGAAACAAAGCTATTGAAGTTAAGTATTACATCAACCAGGCGCTTTTGAAAGGGTTAATCACAAACAAATTCAATCCCAATAAGCTAACATGGCAGAATGGGAAAGAAATATGTGATATATCCGGGTTGAAATCAAATGACGCAATTGGAGAGAAAGCATTCGAGTTTTCGCAATTGGAGGATGGTGCCGAATTTGGGATTCAACTAAGGGCGTTATTTAGTTAAGCTCTTTACTATATAATTCTTTAAAATGAAGCCTGTCTTATGGATGGGCTTCATGACTTTAATATATGGCACTTACTGTTGATTATTTATACCAGTTTTCGCTGAATCTGATTCGCAAGAACCAGGCGGGTTCGCTTGCTTCTATCGAATGGGCTAGGCATTGGAATGATGCATCAAACACATATCAAGATGATTTACTTGGTAGATTCCAACCTAGAAGTATTGGTAAGGCCGGGGCCAATACGGGATTGATAGAAAACGAAACCATAGAAACTAAATTATCACCATTTACAAAAAAGGATACAATCAACATTGTTGCTGGGGATGGGCCAAAGCCTTCTGATTTCATCTATTTGTTGGCATTAAGAATAGACGGCAAAGAAGTAAGGCATATTAATAAGAATCAGATAGCGACGGTAAATGATAATACAATTGATGCCCCCAGTATTGCCGATGGAGCTTATTACTATACTCCCTATCTTAATTATTATTCTTTTCTTCCCAATACCGTAACGACGGCAACCATAGACTATATAGCTACCCCAGTAGATGTGGTTTGGGGTTTTACCATCGTATCGGGAAGGCAAGTTTATAGTTCCGGAGCGAGCACGCAAAGCCAGTGGGATGATCACAGTAACAGGGAGATTACAAAGAGAATGTTAACGAATTTAGGCGTGAGTTTCAAGGATAATGATTTCTCGCAATTTGGTAAAAGCGTTCAATTAACAGGAGACTAATGGCATCATTAATACCATATACTAAAAAACTTTTTGTTCAAAGACTTCGTCAAGACCTAGCAAATGATTTCCCGGATTCTGAATTTGCCATATCTGAGCGTGAAGTATTACTGCATATTGATCAGGCATTAGCGTTTAATGCAGTTGGTCAGATATATGCAGGGGCCAAGGTTCTGGGAACGCTTGAAGTTCCTGAAGGTTTCCTCACTAGGTATCTATTGGCAACATTGGTTCAGGATGCAGTTACAAGTGAATGGTACGCTACTCTCCCGCAACCGCCAGTTTCTTTACCCTTGGGTTATAGCATAACCAGAGCATATTTTGCAAATGCGCAGAATGGGATTAGTCAGGAAATACTACCTATCAAAGCAAAACGTGCAGCCTATAGGAACAATATGCCACGTCCGGCAGGCGCAGAATACAAAGTGGATGGAAGTACTATTTATATAACGGCTAATGATGGATCGCCGTTATTTAATTTACAAGTTTATGTGGAAATGTTGAATACACGCACAAGTAATCTCTCGGAAGTGTTAAATTTGCCAGACGACCACATCGAACAGATTTATAATCTTGCATATCAAAAACTGGTGCAGAGATATAAAATGCCAAAAGATATAATTCTGGACGATATAGGGGGCGGCAATAATACACAAAAATCATAATCATGAAAAAATGGACGATATATAAAATAATAAACCCATTAAAGGAGGTTTACATTGGGCGAACAGGTAATTATAGTAAAAGAAAATCTTCATATAAGAAACTGGCTAATTGCACAATAAATCAAAAATTGCTACATAATTCTTTGAAAGTATTTGGCTTCGAAAGTCATACATTATCAATAATAGAAGAATTTGTAGGTATAGAGAAGGAGGCTGACTCTAAGGAAATGTTTTGGATTCGGACTTATATGTCAAACAGGCATAAATATCCAGAACAAAATGGATTGAATTTAACTAATGGAGGAGGCGGATTGATAGGGTTTATTCCTAGCGAGGAAACAAGAAATAGACTATCGGCGGCTTCGACGGGGAGAATGCATACGGAGAAAACAAAACTAAAAATGTCATTAGTCCAAAAAGGAAGAAAGGTATCAGAAGAAACAAGAGTAAAAATATCAAAGGCTGGCATTGGAAGAATCGCAACGCTAGAAACAAGAAAAAAGTTATCAGAAAAAAAGATAGGAGTAAAGAAAAGTGATAGTACTAAAGAAAAAATGAAGGCGTATCAGGTCAGTACACATGGCAAGATAGTTAACCAATACGATCTTAATGGGAATTTTATAAGGCAACATGAAACAATATGTACTGCCGCAAAGGCAGTTGGTGCAACTCAGCCGAATATGACTTCTCATTTAAAGGGAAAGCATAATAAAAGAACTATTAAAGGATTTGTCTTTAAATACGCATAAATGCCTACAGATATTCAACAATACGTGCCTTTAAAAACCGTGGTATCCTTTTGCCTTGATGAAAATGATCAGTCTATTGGTTCGTTCGACAAAGCGTGGTTGTTAGGATTTAGGGCGCTAGTTGATTTATTGTTTGACATCAGTGCCCATGAAGTGACTGTAAGATTGCCGGTAGGCGGGAATAAAACAGTTCCATTCCCTGCCGATTATTTGTCATGGGTAAGAATAGCTATACTAAACGAACGTGGGGAAGAAAGTACACTTAGAATAAATAATGCGCTAACTAAATACAAGGATAACAATCCTAACCGAATAGAAAAATTAACATCTGACATAACAGATGCATTCCCATTGTCACTAAATGCGCCTTTTTTCTATAACTACAGTTTCAATAATCAGTATCGGCCATTATTTGGAGTGGGCGGCGGATTAATACAGTACGGCTCATGCACGGTGGATGATGAAAACAATCTTATAGTACTAGAGCCAGGGTTTAAATATGATAGCATCATACTGAGTTATATTAGCAGCCCCCAAAAAAATGGCGATTATCAGATACTAACCGCTTGTCAAGAGGCTGTTATCGCTTTCATTAAATGGAAGTCGAAGCAGGGTAGCCGGGATGAATATTATGCAGCAAAAATAGAAGCAAGGCGCAGAATGCCAAAGAAAAAAGTGCACTTACAAAGCATAAACGCAGTGTTAAGAGAATCCGAATCGATGAAATTAAGAAGTTGAGTATATGGCAATATGTAGTTGTGGTAAAACGTGCGATGAATTATATTCTTACTTTGATAAAGTGTCAAAGTATAGAATAACATGCTGTGAACAATGTGCAATGGATAATAAGATTGACGATGAAGAAAAATACGAAAAGCATTTGTACAAAAATCTGAATCAAGAACAAAGTAAAACACCAGAACCGGATGCCTCCTGAAATTAAAATGTTAGCTGGCACATTGAATTTAGATGATCCATTGGAGTCATTGGGTAAGGCATTCCATCGAGACGGAAGGAACATCGAGTTTGACGGGACACCTCCCAACAGGAGATGTAAGATAAAGCCTGGTAATATTGCTGTGCCAAATGTCTTATTGCCAGCTATAGGGGTTAATAAAACGATCAGCGAAAGGTATGATTCCCTAACCAAAAGGATTTATTTTTTCAATTATAATTCTGGCGGCAAGCATGGTATTTATTTATATAATACAATTCTAGGTACATTTCAGCGATTAGTCGAAGTAGGGATAAATACAATAGGCGATCCATTAGCATTTACAGCAGAAAGTTATACCAATAACGATATTATTAATGCCGATAGTGTACAAGGCGACATCCTTTATTATCTTGATTCGTTAGGAAGGCCATCAAAGATTAATGTAGCCCGCGCATTAGCTGCCGGCTACGGAAGTATACAGCGTTCATTTTTGGATGTAGCAAAAGAGCCAGCGGATATCCCTCCTTGTGTGATTTATGAACGCGATCCAGCCAATACCGTAAATAACCAAAGAAAGAAATTATTCAGATACAAAGTTCGGTGGGGATTTGATGATAATGATAAATCAGTAACAAGCTCTCAAAGTGAATTGCCGCTACCTCTTGATCCATTTGATCAGGCAGTAGATGCTGATCCAACATATAATTGCAGAACGGCTATTGTTTATCAAACTGGCCCATCTAATGTAAAAAAGATAGAATTGTTAGCTGCCGTTAGTATGGGTAATGTATTTTCTGATTTCTTTTTAATACAGTCTATTGATAAATCGGTATCAGGCATCCCAGACAATGATGTAGCGACATTTTTATTCTACAATGATCAGGCATACAATTATATTGATGTTCAGGAAAGTATACAATTGTTTGATTATGTTCCATTAGCGGCTAGGGCTCAGACTTTATTAAATGGTAATGTGGTATCTTATGCGAACATCACAGAAGGATACCCTAATTTAACCAATTTCACATTTTCATCAAATACCAGCAATTTATCACAAAGTCAAATACTTTACTATAGCGGCATCTATTTTACTAAGCTAGTGGCGAGTCAAGGAGGCCAAAGCGGATTCGGAAGTGGTAATATCCATATAGTGATAAGAGGGTATGTTTTTTCATTATCATTCTCATTGGACACGTATGTGGTTTATATGACAGATGGAACCAACATCTCATATACGATAAATACAGGAGATGATGCAGCGGCTGTAATTGAGGGGTTGCGTGTAGATGCATTATCAAAGGGATATACAATTATAAGTACGAATAACAATGATTTATATGTATTTAAGACAGGTATAAGTCTGGCTAGGGCTCGAATAATCTCAGATTATACATACAATTCTTTAGGCAACAACGCCTATGCAACAGATGATTGGTCTAGTAAGCATGGATACGGGTTGGTCTATTTTGATCAGAAAGGTAGAACCAATGGAGTAGTTTATACAAGCGGATTTTCGGTGACGTCAATAGCATTTAATGAAGCCGATCCCTTCCAGCCATACATACCCAAGTATTTGGCTATGATTTATCATCAACCCCCAGATTGGGCATATTATGTTCAGTGGACTCGCACTAAGGATTTATCAAAAAGCAAAATCCAACAGTGGATAACAGATAGAACCTTTAAAGATACTTCTGCCGTTTCTGGATTGTTAAAATATGCTTATGTAAGTATTGAGTCATTAAATGCCTTCGTAAAGGCTAATCCAGGCTCTCCTTTGGGGTATGGATTTTCGCCGGGAGATCGGATAAAATTCATGAAGCGATACAATGCAGACGGTACTACAGCTAATTTATATGGGAATACAAAAGATTTTGAGGTTGTAGCTTCATTAACAAATCCAACTATTAATGGTGAGATAAAATCAGGTCAGTTCATAAAATTCGTATTGCCAACTACTGACGGGTCATTTGATTTCGGAACTACTGGATTTGCTAATTATTTAATTGAATTATACACTCCGGCACAATCTGTAGCAGGAGGATTAGATGTTTATTTTGAATTTGGTGAAAGATATGCAATAGGAAATCCTACTGCTTCAAATCGTTTCCACCAAGGAATGATGCAAAATCAAACAGCAGATTATGCAACACCAGCCACGTATGAATTTTTTAAGGGGGATTATTATATTAAATTAAGGTCCATCCAAACCGGGAATGTTTATTCATTTAATATATTGAATGGGAATATGACAGCCGGCAGATTTTTATTCGGATTAACATTTGTAGATTCCACTTACGTTGACCCTGGTATTACTGCCCAAAGCGTGGCGATGGCGAATATTAGCGGTAATACTCCCAGTGGCGGTATTAGTCCGGGAAGCGACACGAGGTGGTTTTTGAAATCAATACCAAATAATACATTCAGGATACGAGGAACTATTAGTATAAATTTCACGACTGATGTAACCGGTGATGTATGGCGAATATTCATATTGAACCGATTCAATGAACGACAATATTTAGTCAACAACTTTAGTGCAGGAACAGCAGGAGTATATACATTTACAATAGATGCTATTACTACATTGGAAGATGATAGGATATTTTTAATCGCGGAGGGAGGCGAGCGACCGCTTAATGTACTATCCAATGAAATAACTTTCTCTATTGATCACGTCATTGCGCAAAAAATGATTGATCAGAATTTCTCCGATTATTTTGCAAGTGCGGTTAATTCAAACGGAAGATCATTTATTTATGATCAAAACGCCAATCAGGTTACTTATCCTGTAATGTACAGATGGGGATTAGCATATCAGACAAATACCAATATCAATAAAACAAATAGATTTTATCCTACAAATTTTGATGAGGCCAATAGAAGACATGGCGCAATAATGAAGATGGCTCAATTAGGCAATGAATTGATATTTTTCATGGAACGAAAGATTGGGCATACAGGTGTTTTCCAAAAATTCATAACCGATAGTGGTGGCAATACGAGTTTAATAACAACTGACTCCATCATAACAAGCAATAATGTTCAATATTATAAGGGAGAAATAGGTTGCGGAAATCAGCCTACGGGAGTAATTGAAAGCGATTTTGTATTCTATGGCGTAGACCCAGTAAAGAATATAATTTGGAGACTATCGCTAGATGGCATTACTGATTTGACGGAATTATATAAAACAAAAACATGGGTATCTGCAAATTTGCCTAAGTATCTCGCCCCCGGAACTTACGCATTTGGTGGCAATCAAAAAGTTCTTGGAACGTATCATCTAAGACCCGATAATATAGGAGAATATCTGATATTGGCGCAAGGCACAGCACTTGTTGCAGGAGAAACGCTTGCATTCGAAGAGAAATACAATTCATTCACTAGTAAAGTAGATATTGATTGTGATTGTATAGTAAGTGCAGAGAATGTTTTGTATGCCTTTAAAAATGGAGCACTGTGGAAGCAAAGCATAGCCAATGCGTATGCGGTATTCTTTAATACTCAATATGCGGCAAGTATTACGTTGGTGTTTAACGATTCAGAGCCGGTTAAGAAGTTATTTAATGCGCTGGCATATCAATCGAATCAGACTTGGTTCGCAGGTACAAAGGGCGACGTAAAGACAAATACAGTAAACAGCCAAACGTTCTTACAGCAAGAGAGTTTGATCATGAATCAGGATTTTGATGTGTTGGAGAATCCCAATCGTTTCGCGGCTTTTAATCGAAATCAAAATAGCAGTACAGATCCAATCCTAAGTTTGTGGGAGGGGGAATACCTTTGCGGGAACTACATAATCGTTAAATTATCAATAACTTACAATGGATTCTCTTATTTATTTTCACCAGCGGTGACCTGGAAGCCAGACCCACGAAACTTTTAAAAAATGAAAAGAAATTATAATTACATCGAATACAACAAAGGACAAATTTTAGGAGAATGTATTTTTATTGAAGAAATAGAGACGAAAGTTACAGGGAATCGAAAAAGACGATTTGCGGAGTTCTTATGTAATTGTGGGAATATATTTAATGCTGATATTTTAAATGTAAAAGGTAGACATACTAAAAATTGTGGTTGTGTCAGATTGAATAAATCCATACAAAGACTGACTACGCATGGACGAGCGCATACGCCTGAATATAATGCATGGTTGGCTATAATCGCAAGATGTTACAATGAAAAAACTAAAGGTTACCATAATTACGGGGGACGTGGCATTGAGGTATGCGAAAGATGGCAATACTCATTTGAGAGTTTTTATGCCGATATGGGTAAGAGACCTTCGGCCCAGCATAGTATAGATCGTTATCCAGATAAAAATGGGAATTATGAACCAAGTAATTGCAGATGGGCGACCAAAAGGCAACAGGCAAACAATATAAGAGCTAATTTATTAATAGAATATAATGGAGAAACCAAAACATTAGCTGAATGGTGTTATGATTTGAATATCAATTACAAGTTAACGCATTGCAGAATTCATAAATTAAAATGGACTACCTATGAGGCATTTACTATTCCCGTAAGTAGAAATAGCAAGTATATTAGGATTATAAGAAAAGCATCATGACGTATAATAACATATATGAGTATTTTAAAGAGGATCGGCAGCTATTAAGATATTTTGACCCTTTGAGTACAGCGGTAAATAATGAACAAGCGGCATTGGAAATATATCATAAATTAGTAGAATATAGTAAGGATTATAAGTGTAGATTCATTAGGCTGGAACATGGGTATATATTTTATGCAAAACCAAAATGGTTCTTTCAAAAAAGGATACTCGTTAGTTTCTGTTTGAAGTCGGAATATCGAAAATACCCATATGTTGCGGAATTTTGGGGTTTGATAAGGTATTATGTGGGAAATCATTTTACATGTTGTCTATTTAATAGGAATAAACGGGGGATGAATTTCTTGGTTAAGGGTGGGATGAAAATCAAAAAGGCAAACGAATTAATCACATTATTAAGTATCTAATATGCCAGTATCAAGTTTGTTAATGTCTTCTTTGGCAAGTAGTGGCGGCGGCGGTGGCCAGGGTGCAGGGATTGCAAATATGGCCGGGGGATTGGTTAGTGGGATAACCGGATTTTTCCAAAGAAGGAAAGCTAAAAAAGAATTGGCTAAACTGAAGCGTCCGGAATACGAAATCCCACAAGAGATATTACGTACTCAGAAAATGGCCGAACAAGATGCAGCAGAAGGGTTGCCGTCACAGCAATATAACCAGGCGCAGCAAGGAATCCAGCGACAACAGAATAGGGCGATTTCAATGGCCGCTGATAGGCGTGGTGGATTGATGGCTCTTCCGACAATACAACAAACGGGAACGGATGCTCAATTGAATTTGGATGTAAAAGATGCTGAGGCGAGAAGGACTAACAAGCAACGACTATACGGCATAATGGGACAGACAGCCGGCTACAGGGATAAAGCATTTGAGGTTAATAAAATGCAACCATATCAAGAGGATAAAAATTATTACATGGGCCTATTGGGTGCGGGAGACAAAAATCTAACCGGTGGTGCAGAGAAATTTCTTGGAGGGGCATTAAGTATGGGCCAACAAAGAGGGGGGTACGCTTAATGGCAAAAGGATACTCACAGCCATACGGCGATGCCTTTATAGTGGAGACACCAACACTTGATGCATTAAGTAAGCAATTATATGCCGAACAGAAGCAAAGGCAAATGATCCAATATCAGGAGAATAAGGCATTAGATGAAGGTATGCGGAAGGAATTTGCCAATGTTCGGTCGGTTGATACCCCAGAAGTGGTAAACGCCTATAATCAATACAAGACGATAAAGAAACAATTGTACTTCGATAAGAAACTACAAAAAGACCCAATTGCATTTAATAAACGCCAGCAAGAGGCGAATGCTGCATTACAGAAAACGTATGAGATAATAAATGGCAGTAGCGAGATAAAGGAATTGGGGAAAACTCTTTTGCAAGAGAGGTTTAAAAACCCAGACGATATGACTGAAGATTCTGGCCAAAGAATAGGTACATTAATGAATACCCCATATAGTCAGGTAAAAAGTCATCCTCAATATGGAGATTTGACCAATATGGATTCTTATAAAGATCAAGGACCAAATTATGATTTCGGGGAGGCGCTTCATAAGGCAGCAGGAACACCAAAAGAAATATTGGGCAAATCAATACCAATAGATAAAGGGCTTCAAACTCAAACATCCGTCTATCAATTTGGAAATACGCCGGCCCAAGTGTATGATTATTTATTGAACACCACGGCAGTAAATAAAGCAGGACGCAGTGCAGCCAAGCTATGGAATAAATTGCCGGTATCGCAAATCCAGTCTACAATTGAAAAATACAAGCAAATCCCACAAGAAAAATGGGAGCGCATGGGAATAGACAAACCACAAGATTTAGGCAATTTCTCAGATAACAAAGCTGATAATTATGCGAAATATCTAGCAATGAATTATGCCATTAATTCAGAACCAAAAGAAGGGAAGCCGATTATAAAGGACAACAAATCGGCAGTAATGGCGGCTCAGGAAGCTAAAGACAGGAGAATGGCAGCCCTTAATCATAGGTATAGTGAATCTGATATAAGACTGAGAGATGCATTGAAAAATAAAGGTGAAGATGAGCAGAATGATATTATTGATGAAAAGTATGCCGAAGTAAAACAAGATGCACTAAAAAATCCATTACAATATAAGCCAGCAAAGGGTAGCTCCTATAGCCAATATAGCATTAAGGTAACACAGCCCATGAGAAATATGTTTGGGGTTCAAGATTCAAATGGAAAATGGATTTATCCCGATGATGTAAGATATTCCACGGACTTAAAATATGTGGTGCCAGTATTCTACCAACACTATGTTGAAACAGATAAAAATGGGAAAGCCACAAACAAAAGATTGCCCCAGCCAATATTAGATGCAAAAGGGAATGCGGAAGTTGATCCTACTTTAAGCAAACCAATACTAGAAAGTGAATTTAAAGAGCGATGGAAAAAGGAATTACTTGGTGTTCAGGGATATAATAAATCATTAAAAGGAAAGAAAGCGCCAGGATCATCCAAGCCAAAGCAGGTAATTCAAAATGGGCATACATATACACTCAATGAAGCAACAGGCCAATACGAATGAGTACTAAAACATTCCCATCAACAGGCTCAAAGCCTAAATTTGATCCCAATGTTTCATATGAAGCAGTTGAGCAAGAGCCTGTGCCCAAAGGAAAGAAACCGGCTTTTAATCCCAATGCTAAATTCGAAGCAGTTACTATGGAAGTGCCGCCTGAACAACCGAAGTCAGCGCCACAACAGCCAGCATTTAAGCCAATGACCGATTGGTTAAATATCCCACAACAAGAGCATCAGCCAATGGCAGTAGAGAATGCTGTTCCTATCGATGACCATACCATAAAGACTAGTCAAGCAAGTCAAAGAGTGCAAAATCACTTAGGCGATATTGATAATAGCATTCACAACCTGATTTACGATAAGAAAAAAGACGTAAAAGGAAGATTAGTTAGTCAGCAACTGGGATTAAATCCGTCTGAATCAGGGCCAATTAATCCACAGGCGCAGCAGTTGGAAAGCAAATTAAGGCAAGATATTCCAGTAGCGCCACAAGAGGTAGAAGAATTTAAAGTTGGCATGAATGAAAATCCTGTTATGCTTCGCCAGGGATTAGCACAAAAAGCCAAGGATTTGACTAAGGTGAATCCGACAGAGGCGAGTAAGTTAAAGGGGGATATTTACAGATTAGACCGGCAAGCAAATCCAGAAAAAGAACAAAATATTTCTCAAAACATAGATAAAATTAACAGCGGCGAATATGACTATGACATAGTGAATGGTCGGTTAATTAAACCATTGGGATTTTTTGGAAGTGTGGCAAATGCTTTTAAAGAAAAGGGGAAAGCATATGATGACTATGATGTTTATCAGTCCGGAGATGAGAAAAAAATAATGGACAGGATCAGGCAGCGATTAAATGATGATCCAGACAAAGCCACTCCTATTCCTATCGGTGAATTGGGAGAGGCTGGGGCGATGCTAGGCGGCCAGCCATTAAAGCCATTGATAGGGGGCGCTATTGCGGGAGTATTTACCGAGGGGTTGGGAGCGCCAGCAGCGGCAGCGGCTATATCTGCCCCTGAAATGTATAAATTAACATTCGGAAGTGCATTGCCGGGTAATTATGCGGCACTCAAAAAGCAAAACCCAGAATTGCCAGATAGTGAAGTTCTACAAAAGGCTATTGATTTAACTGACAAGCAAGCAAATACGGATGCATTAAGCGGGGCTGCTATGGGCGCAATAGGCGCTAAGGCTGCATTAAAGCCGGCAGCATCTGCATTATTGCAGAAGTCGGTGAAAAGCGCATTGAAGCAAATAGGGGAAACGGTAGCGATTGAGGGAATTGGTGGCGGTGCAATTGGAGCCGGAGGTCAATTAGTCAAAAACTTGATGGCACAAAAAGCCGGGATTCCAGTTGACGAAAGCGAAGGGATGGCGCAGCAATTGGTGGGTGGGGCTTTTATGACACTGGGGGTAGCGGTTGCCGGTAGGATGGGGGCTTTATTGAAACCATCCACGTATAATAAGCTGCTTCATGGATTATCAAAACTTCCAGAAGAAGCAATTTCAAGCGAATTAGCAAAGGCGCAGGAGGTGGGCGCATTAACACCAGAGCAAGCACAAAAAGTACAGAACGATATATCTGAACAGAAAAAGATCGATGCCTCTATTCGTGGCGATGTGCCTGAATCAGATAGGGTAAAAATAGCAGAAAAGATAAAGGAGACGGCAGCCTTGGATAAGGAATTGGAAACAGCCCATAAGGCATATCATCCTGAAATAAAAGAACAAATAAAAAAGCTGGATGAAGATATTGTAAATACATCTAAGGGATCAGAACGTGGTGAATTACAGAAGTTGGTAGATAGAGAGCACAAGTCAGGCAAGATCGAAGGCTTTGTAACGGAAGCATTAAGGGATGCAACCGAAAAAGAGCTTCAAGGTTATTTTAAAGAGATATCAGAACAGGCGCATGATCCTAATTCAGAAGCTATAACTATCGCAACGTTTGGAGAAGATATAGTAAATAAGGCAAAAGAGCTATATCCGCAAGAAGTTCCAAAAGAATCAAAAATATCAGTAATTCAACCTGGAGAAATAAAACATCCTGAAACTATAACTATAAAACCACAAGAGAATGAGTCCCTTCGCGAGCGAATCCCAGAGGCGGCTGCTATGGATGAAACATCCGGAAGTAGCCCGGAAATGGGCCAACGAGTACCCGAACCAGGGGAAGCTACCAATGCACAAGAAGGACAGCGACCACCCCAAGAAGAAAGTGCGCCTGGTGGTCAAGAAGGGATAGGAGGCGGTAAAGGTGGCCCTCCTGCTGGGAAAGTAGTAAATATGGCAGATTATGGAGAGGGAGGAAAGGAGCTAGATAAACTTGCCAATAATATTCCAGATAGCGGGAAGGTGGCAGAATACATGAGTAAGGAAACAATTGAAAAATATACGGGAGAAACACCCGCTAATGATCAATCAAGAGGGGTTCAGGAATTAGAAATAGCCCTTAATCATGGAGAAAAAATTATCGAAAAAGCAAAACAGATTTTTGGGAAAGATTATGCCGAAAAGACTATCGAATACATAGATAATAGCACAGCCGGAGTTTCCAATAAAGCTCTTATGTATGTGAGTTTGGAAAACGCATTAGGTAGAGAGAAATTAGAGAACCCGACGAGGGCCGCAGAAATCACTAAGCAACAAGCATTGGTATATGCAAAATCGCAAGCATTTGCTAGGGAAAATTCACTTGCATTAAATTATCAAAAGCTAAGAAGGATTGCCAAAGTAGGGTATGATATTGACAAGGTTACTGAAAGCTTCTTTTCTCCTGAAGAAAGAGAGGGGCGAAAAAATATAAGTAAAGCAATAGAGGCTGACCCGGATATGATTAATAAGCAAGCAGAAGCAGTTGAAACTGGCAAAATTGCGCCTGATGTAGAAAAAGCCATTAAGGAAGGAGTTGCAAAAGAGATAGAAAATATATATAACAAACTGCCAAAAGAAAAGAAAACGATAGCAGATAAGGCTATTGCCGCGCTTGATAAAATTCACGATAAATTAAGAGGGAAAACGTATGAGTCAACATTAGGGATTCCAATAGCCATCATTGATGGCGGCGTTCTTACTATCAGAAATGCTATTAAAGCGGGAGTTAAGATTGCGGATGCGGTCGAAATGGGGATTGCTAAAATAAAAGAAAAATACAAAGATTGGGCTAAAGAAGATGAATTTAGAAAAGATGTAATTAGTGGACTAAGAGAGCAGGGAATTGAAGATACCCCTATAGCTAAAACGAGACAAGAAAGATTAGCCGAGGCAGAGGGGAGTTTACAAAAAAGGATAGATGCTATTCGAGAAGAAATAATAACAGGAGAGAGAGAGGCTAAGAATAAAAGGGATAAACTACAAAGCAAGAAACTAGATCAGCTTAAGGAGCAGAAAAAAACACTAGAAGCATTCAGAGATAAATACCTGCCAAAGGGCGATGATCCTTATACAAATGAAAAAACGGCTAAAACAATCGAAACAAAACTTATAAATGAAAATATCGAGTTAAACAGACAGATAGCAAAAGGCGAAAAGGACAGAGTAGAAAACAAGGTTACCATAGAAAGCGAATCGATTGATAAATTAAAAGCAGAGCGAGATGTAAGGAAAGAAATCCTAGAAGTGCTTGATCCTACCCCTAAAGACTATGTGAAAAACGCATTAATTCAACAAGGGCTTGGTAGAGAGAAAGTTATAAAGGGGGAAAAGAAACAAATACTAGATTGGAAAAAATTGGCAGGGGCTGCCGGAACTGTTTCTAAGATAAGCGAAAATGTCGGTAAGGTATTAGAAAGTGATGGTTTTAGTGAATCACAATTAGAGAGGATAAAAGATTCATTTATCCAAGAGTATGTGGACTTACGGGCTTCTGTTATCGAAAAAGCTCAAAATGAATTGGCTAAGAGAAATAAAGAAACAGTTACGCAAGAGCAAAAATCGGCTGCTAAAAAGTTAGCGGAACTATATACTTATGGGCTGTTCGATTCTCAGCCAGATGTATTTGAAAATATTCTTAATAAGGCACTTGGTTCCAAAGTAAGCGAAAAGGGGTTCAATGAAGCGAGAGAAATAGCAAAAGGGATGGAAACATTATATTCCAGTTCGTTTCAGGGAGTTAAACTAAATGATATATCTGCGAAAGCTGCGATTGAACAACTGGAAAACAAGATGCGGCTCTTATTGGTTAGAGAAACGAAGGGACAGGGTAATTATAATTTCAGGGCAGCAAATATAGTTAGGAACTATTTTGATTTACAGCAAACTATGGTTCTTAATAACTTGAAACAAGCGGTGGAAAATCCATTATCTGGATTTCAGCAGGAATTAATTGAAAAAATAGGAGGAATGATTGGTAAAGAAAGGATAGGGACTCCGGAAATGGGAGCACAGCGGAGGGCATTAATGAAGGATATTTATAAAGACATGGTATTAAATGGTTCCATAGGATACGGAAAGACGGAGACGGCATTCGTAAATAGAACGCATGTTGATGATCATATTAATAAATTATCAGACGGCAAATTGTATCATGGTGTTATGTCTGTTTTAAGTGGCAAAGCAACACTGAATGCTGCCGATGCTATGTATAAGGCATCAATTACTGAAAAGAAATTTGCAACAAATCTGATAAAAATACTAACGAATGAAACTAATCCTAACCGGATGAGTCCGGGGGACGCAATTAATTTTGTGTCCGAAAAATTGACAGGCCAAACATTAAAAGATGCTAAAGTATCCGCACGCGAAATAATAGAAAAAATAAATAAAGACGCAGGAAGGGAATTGATACCTACAACGCCAGAGTCAATAAATCGTTTCGCAAATGATATTGTGAAATCGGCATTGGAAATGGGGAATCAAATAACGACAGAACAAATTACTGCCGCATACAATGCGGCATACAAGGCGGCTGGATTGGGACTAGGACATGAGGCTAACAATATTCTTTCTTCTACGGTTTCTGGATATACCGCTAAGCTGGAATCAAGAATTAATGATGCCATTAAGGATAAAGAATGGAATAGAGCGGCTGTGCTTACGGCTCAGTCAATCTTATTCAGGAATGTATTAAATCCGTTCGTTGGAGGGGGTACTAATTGGCTAGTGCTGAAGTTCGAAAAAACTGGGCTGGGATTAGTAACTGGGTTGGGGTATAAAATTGGCTCAAATACTAAGATTGATTTAAGCACAGAGGTGGGCATGAAAACGCTTGAAAAAAGATTATACAACCAGGCAAGAGTAAAGGATAATTACATGAGAGGTCTGGTGGGGGGCGCTGCTTCAGCTTTAACTTATTTGGCTTTTACTGGGCTGGCTAATACCGACGAATATCGCAAATGGAGAGGTAGAAACGCTTGGGCTGCAAGATATTTAGACATAATCACCCCGGAAATGTTGCTTATTCAAATGGCGGTAGAAAACAAAGCAGTTAAGAAGTACATAAGTGGCACTTTAAATAGAAATGAATCTTTTGATGCTACCGCAAAATTAATCAAGGCAGGCGAGTATGCGGTAAAAGGAGATAATGATATGGCCATGGGCGCAATAGGCGAAGCGCTGGGGGCTAAGTTGAATATCCCATTGCCTTGGCGATTAGTGAAGGACGGTCAAGTTATTTATCAGGGGATCAAAGGGCAAGACCCATATCATGGGAATTATGCGCCATCGATTGGATTTTTAAACGGAGTGTTTCAGGGCGGCGCTATCGAATGGGTAGGACTTCGCCCCGAGGCTAATGAATCTAATGGCGCATCTGGATCAAGTGGCAAACCAGGAAAGCCCGGTAAACCATCAAAACCAGGAAAGCCGACTAAATAACACATCTAAAATATTGAATAATGGCTAAGGTAATTTTAAAGGTTAATAATAATAAGGGAAGTGGTGATCCCGATCCCCTTCCATTATACAAGCCCAAAGACACTACACTTATTCAATTAAGTGATAAAAGAAAAATAAATCCTGCCACCGGTACGCCGTATAAAACACCTGGTTCCAAGGGGATTAAGGCTAATGAAGAAGACGTTAAGGCGATAATATCGCATGCCAAGGCGAAGGGAGTTGATCCCAAGGCGGCATTGGCGATAGCGTTGCAAGAAACGAATATGGGACAGCTTGATCCTAATTATGGTTCGGCATGGTCAACTTTTGAAGATGAAGGACTCCCGGATGACCGAAATAAATATGCTAATGTATTAGCTAAAGCAATAAAAGAAAAAATGGCATATGCTGGCGAACTTAGGGGAAAGGGCATTTTACCACAAGGGGAAGAATATGATTTGCAAACATATAATGGACTAGGGAAGCTAAGCCCTACTTTAAGAGTTGGAGGGAAATTGCAAGATGCTAGTTATTACGGGATTCCGGTTACGGCTAACAGTCCTTTAGACTTAAAAAAGAATCCAGCTTATGGGAAAATCGTACGGCAATTAAGGGATGAAGTTATTGGAAATAATCCCCAGATATTGAAATTAATAGAAAGCACACCAGCCTATGGGCAGACGGCAGCCGCACCGAATCCAGCCCAAAAGGTGATGCTTTCAGTCCGAAAATAAACAGTAATTTTAGTTAATATTATAATGTATAATCTATGGCATTCAACGGGAATTTTACTGTGGCGAGCTTGATAGTTCCAGGAAGCTTCACTATTACGGATTCGTCAACTGGGTCCGATATAAATTTAACCGGGAGGACTATAAGTTTATTCCAGGCATCAGGCGTATTGTTGGGAGGGGCCACTATTGATTTTCCGTTATCAAGCGGCTCATCAATAACACTGAATGTATTAAACGTTGATCTCTGTTTATTGATACTTATAACGTGGCAATCATCTGCACCATTATCGCCGCCATCAACTTATAGTGCATCAGGATTATTCAACTTTGTAGGCAATTCAAGAGCTTTTGAAGATCAACAAATAGGGGCCATTCAATCAAATCCGGGAATACTTCAAGATACTAATTTCTACAATTCATTAGGAATTTTACAGACGGATATAGACTGTAGTATTCAAGCAGCAAGTATGGGCCAGCAATCAAGTGCCCAAGCTGCCCTTTCGCGTATTCAATCTATGATTGTTAATCAAAGCAAGTTATTCTAATGGCGTATACAGTAACCGAAATATTGCAGATAGCCAACATATGCGAATTTTTGGCGGCTGATAATCAATCGCAGGGATATTTGTTTCGTGGGAATTATGAACGAACCGGACTTTCAAGATTGATCTATCTAGTAAAAAGTAGCGTGAATTGGCTGAATAGTTATAATCCTTCCAATAGTACTTTATTAGGGAAGGCCAATTATCTTTTTTCATTATGTCAGCCATTTGTGGGGCAAGCATTACAGATAATAGGAAGTGGAGGAAACGGGACAATCGCTAATCCGGCAACGGGTGTTATTTCAACGATAGAAGTGGTGTATCTGGAATTTATCGTAGGGGTTACGTCTTCCCCACAGACTGTCAACGGCGAAAGTGTAACGTTGCCCGTTGATGGGGAGTCTCAGATCATTTTACCTATTCCGGACATTTTGAATAAATCCATAAGTGTCACTAAGGATAATGTTCCGCTACCCATTGCATTTAATGATAGGGAATCATTTACACCTATTTATACAACCCCCAGCGTTACAATAAGCGTCAATGTGCCATTCCAGGACGGTGATCTTTTTGTAATTCAGGGTCTTCAATATGTAACCGCATGAGATATGTAATATATATAGTATTGTTTCTTTGCGTTTGCCAATGTGCTATTGGCCAAAGTAACCCATCTGGATTTCCTACACAAAACTCTACTGGATGGTTTAGACACGGCTGGGATCAATCGGATTCGGGAACTGTTTTAGCGCCACGTCTCCCTAATTTCACCCCACGGTTCCCTGGAACCACAATATTATATCAAAATGCAGGGACAGATACTTCAATCCACTATTGGACGGGTGGCAGATGGATTAAGATAAGTGCAGCAGGGACAGATACTACATCATTAAGCAATAGAATAAACCTTAAGCTAAATATTTCGGATACCATAGGCGCATGGTTAGCACAATCTACCCGGTTAGTGGATACTATGTATCGGGTAAATGATTCTACTGTAGGATATACTATTAAGGGAAGTCCGTATACGTTTCAAATATTGGGCGGTTTTTCAGGTGGTGGCGGCGGTTCTGGTACTGTAACAAGTGTAGCCCTCTCGATGCCATCTGCATTTACGGTAACTGGATCACCAATTACAGGAGCCGGAACTTTTGCCGTAACAGGGGCTGGAACTTCATTACAATATATTCGAGGGAACGGAACATTAGCAACATTTGATACTACTGCTATACCTAATTTCTATTTAAAAGTGCGCGGTTTATTAACAGGTACATCACCAATTACATTTAGTCAAACTACAGGAGCAATTGGAATAAATAATGCCACGGCTACAGGTACAAAAGGAGCTGCCGCATTTACTGGTTCATTTTCTGACAATGGAAGTGGGTTAATAGATCTCCTTAGTCTCATAACTGCAAGTAGCTGTACTAATTGTAATTTAACATTTGACGCAAAAGGAAGAATAACGGCTGCATCAAATGGCTCGGGCGGCAGCGGTTCTTCAGATACTGCATTTAATGGGTTAACTAAAATAGCAGATACTATTCAATTAGGTGGTGCATTTACTAAAATAGATACATTAGATGCAGGCTTATTCCATCTTAAAATTACCGGAGCAAGAGTAGGAGGAGGTGTTTTGGAAGTAAATAATACAGGATCAGATTATGCGGCAACATTTGAAAGTGCAGGGAGTAATACAATCTTAGCAACGGCCTCAACTGGGAATTATGTTGCAGATTTGTTGATGAACTCATCATCAACAAATGATGTAGAGGCCATCTTGAAGATACGCAGGGAAAGTACATCCACTCCTGTCAATGGAATTGGGGGCGCAATAGATTATGTAACTGAATCTACGGCAGCAACTACTACATCTAATAGATTAATATCCATTTGGACAGACGCTACTACGGGATCGCGCACATCGCAATTTGAAATTTGGGGTGTAAATAATGCCACTACTGCAAGGAAATCGGCTATTGCAGGGAATGGTCAATGGACATGGGATGGATACCCTGCATTAACACAACAAACAGACACAACGAATATTAAGCCTATTGGGTATAATACTACAACAGGATTAATACAGCCCATGGCTAATTGGATGGGAGGTGGTGGATCAGTTGATACAGTATTTTCAACTTACGTTGCATATGTAGATACTCTTGGAAGTGATGTAACAGGAGCTATTAATAATCCGGCAAAGCCATTTGCTACTATTAACGGCGCTCTTATTGCCACTTCATCGTTGTTCATATGTACTGTCTCAATAGGAATGGGAACGTTTAATGCCCCGGATTCAGCTAACATGAGGTCAAATATATGGTTCCGTGGTAGTGGGATGCCAGCGGCCAATGATACGGTTACTGTAAATGCATACTATAACAATACCATACAAGCCCCAACTAAACTACTTGGAGGAACAATAATAAGAGGTTCTTTTATTATTCCCTTCAATAGAGAAAACATACATTGTACAGACTTTGGTGTGGATGTAGGCTCCAATTGGGTTACTAATTTTAATTCTGGAACCGAAGTGGATGGGTTTTTATGTGCCCAATATTTCAATCCGGCTGGGGGTCAACCATCCGCTGACGGAAAGCATCAACTGCAAATAAATACAAAACCTCGTAGAGGGATGCTATTCCAAAATATACGTGTTTTATTAGCTTCTCCAACTTCTCCCTTTCATGCGTTCTTGATAGAAAATACCATAAACCCAGAAGCTGACAATATTTATACAACTTACGGCTTTGCCGGGGTTGTAATAAAAACAATCGGCGGTATATATACGAATATACACACTCGGTCACATGGTACTTATCATATAATATTAAAATCAAACGACTATTCATTCTGTTATGGGGTACTTGTAAATGGATTTGAATGTAGTACTAGTGGGTTAGGATTTACGATTGACCAAGGCGACCCCGGATCGCCAGGGATTTATTGGTGTAATGTATCTAACGGGTTCATAAATTTGACTGGTGGAGGAATGAACATCACTGGGGATAATATGAATATTTCAAATATAAATTTAGTTCAAGCAGGTAGTGTGTTGTCTACTGGCTTAATACGGTCTAACGTTAATAACATAACGCAGCGCCTAAGCGGAGGGTATGGGTTTGATATAAATACCGGAAGCGTGTTGGCAAATGGAGCGACAACTTGGAGTAATTGTACCGCAATAGGCAGCACGCTGGATGGATTTTTTGTTCATGCGGGTTCGGCGCGAAACGATTTCGAAAGTATAACAAGTGGAGAGAATACAAGCTATGGATTCAACACAAATGGAACCGCGTGGATAGGGAATCATAATTACTATTCCAATACCGCAGGGGTTACACTTGGAACTATTCATAATCGTGTTGAGATAACAGGGTTAATAACTAATGGGTCTGGTATTTCGATCAGTGGAGATGGGAGTGAAGCAAGTCCATATAATATATCTGCTTCTGGTGGCTCACAGACGTGGCAGCAAACATTAACTACGGGAAGTACATTAACTGGGAATAACACTGTGACAGGTGGTAATAATAGTCTTACGTTTAATGGAATGTTTAATTACAGAATAAATGCTAATTCATTTGTCCTTGATAAGACCACAGCAACCGCGCCATATTCTTTCACCGTTTTGGGTACCGATAATAGATTTCTGTTGGCGTATACACCAACTCCGGCTACATATAGCAAAGGGGCAGGAATAGTTATAGATACTAACAATAATACCAGCTTAGGATCACAAATACCTACGGCTGCTCCATTATATGCGGTGGGTAATTCTGCATTTTTTAATGGATTTCAAAACCAAGCCGGTAATTTCTATCGAGTAGATGCAATAACAAGTAATGTAACAGCGGCGTTAGATGATTATTACTTTAGAATCGATGCAACCTCTGGGAATATAACAATAACGCTGCCAGCGGCCAGCACTGCATTTGGATCGAGCATGGGCCTCCATTATGTATTTAAAAGAATTGATGCATCTGGGAATACAGTCACGATAGCGAGAAGTGGATCGGACGTAATCGACGGGGCAACATCTATCACATTAACAACCCAATATGAGGTAAAAGAACTTCAATGTTCGAGTGCCTCAACATGGGATATTAAATAAAGTTATATGGTAAAGAATTTAAGATATAAAATATTATCATTTTCTTTAGGGCTGATTGCTGTAGTTATGGCGATTGCTTATTCGCCTAAAGCATACGCCCCAAGTATATCTACCTCAGCAACTCTTAATTTTGGTGCTACACTTCCTGCTAGTAGTACAGACTTAACAATGACCGTAACAGGGGCTGTTATAGGAGATGTTGTTATATTAGGAGTGCCAAATGGATCAATGCCCGCTAATGGAGGTTTTACGGCTTGGATAAGTGCAACAAATAATGCAACCGTTAGATATTTTAACATGGATGCTTTATCGACATTAGACCCTTCATCGGGTAGCTTCAAAATAACAGTTATAAAATAATATATGGCACAAAGAGTTTATAATTCAGCCGAAACTAAAGCAGATTTGTATGCCCTTATCCCTGCTGATGGGCAAACTGATTTATTAATGAGCGATACTACATTAGGAGATATCCCATTTGCATTATGGCAATATGATGCCAGTTCAAGTGCTACAGATAATTTTGCAGCAGGAGTTATTAAACCTACTCTACAGGGTGGTAATGGTAGATGGTTGCGAAGAGGGTATTATGAAAATCCGATAGGGACATTATTCATGTGGGGAACCAATACGGCACCAGGCGGATATTTACTATGTGATGGTAGTGCGGTTTCAAGAACAACTTATTCTGAATTGTTTGCGGCAATAGGAACCACTTTTGGGGTAGGGGATGGGTCAACTACTTATAATGTTCCGGATTTTACTCAACGATTCCCACTGGGTAAAGCATCAAGTGGAACTGGCAATACATTGGGCTCAACAGGAGGCACTATAGATCATTTACATGCAGCAAACCCACCATCAACAGGTAGCTCTACTGATGGCTCACATAATCATGGAGGCGTTACCGGAACGCCTAGCGCAACAGTGGCAGCAACAAATTTAACGGGATCTGCTGCCAGCACCACCCATACACATAGTATTTCAACTGATGGATCACATTCGCATACGGTAGATATAGCATCATTTAATACTGGAACCGAAAACCCGCCATTTCTGGCAATTCGCTTCATCATAAAATATTAAGCAAATGACCGAATTACTACTTTTAGGACAAGCTGGCGTAATGCTGCATTATTTGAAAGAATTTGTAGTAGCCAATAATCAAGGCAAAAAGTATGAATTGAAAAAATCAATTCCAATGGCTTTGTTGTCTAGTATTACAACCGCATTGTTGGTATATCTAAAAGATGATATTGCTGATTTATATGTAGTAACTAAATTTGGCGCGGTGGTGCTAGGTTATGTCGGGAATAGTACTTTCTTTTCATTTATTGATGTTCGGAAGCCAAAAGTAATTGATGATTCTTCAAACATAAAACCATAAATTAATGTCACCAAAACAGAAATTAACCGATTTGAGGCAACAGCTAGAAAGATGGAGATCAAACAATGAAGTTCATGCAAAACCAGCAGATAACATTCTGTATGAGTTTTTAAGTGACCTTTTAAAATTGGCAGATTATGATGAACAACCAGAATCGGTGCCATCAATCGAAGCCCCAGCGGTGGCGGATGAGGCCCAAACAGAAAGCGATGATGAAGATGAAGGTGGCAATTCGCCAGACACTCCACCGGATTTACCATAACATCCCCAAGATAGCAATAGGCTGGTATTTAACCGGTCTATTGTTGTTTCATACAAAAGCCGACTTTTCGAACCCTATGTGGGCCAAAGCGTACTATAGTTGGCAAAAAGAAAGTGATTGTTTATTTTTATTAGCATTATATTATTTAGTACCAAGCTATAGAAAACCCTTAACTCCAATTATTATTTACTCAATAATAAGATTATGCTTTCAAGTAATTGGTTTCTTTCGAAAAACGGGGCAAAACGATCCATTTATAGTGACAACTCTATATCTCATCGCACTAACTATAGCAGTTTACCTCACAATAAAACAGCTCCAAAAAGAATGGAAACAAAACTCATTTTGACGATAATGACATGGCTGGGAGTTAGTTCATATATAGGCGCTATTTGGTTAAATGTAGGTAGCTGGAAGGCGGACGTTCTTTGGTTTTTGGCGCTTATGTTTGGAGTGGTAAAGTTTATTCGCTACAGTATGAAAACATGGCAAGACTTTAGAAAGGGGGAACTTGAAATAAAAGCGCAAAAGAAAAAGATTAAATAGTATTCCTTGGAAAACTACCAGAAAGCCAGGAGCAGTGTCCTGGCTTTTTGAATTTATTTGACCGTCTCAAAGTGTATCACTAACTTAGCGACTATTATGGAATTATTGAACGGGGTAGAGGCGGTTAAAAAACTAAAAATAAGTCGGGCGACATTTTACCGCTGGATTAAAAAAGGCATTATAAAACCCAAGATAATGGGGGATTTAAAACGATATCGAATTAATGATCTAAATAAATTATTGAAATAAATGTTGACACTTAAATTGCCATCATGGGCTTGGATAGGAATATTTATAGGGATCGGAGTGCTTTTATTTTCCATGATTCGTGGGTGCAAACAATCTAAAATACAATTAGCCGAAAACAACATACTGAAAGCCCTTAATGGGGAATTGCAAAATACTATTGCAAGCGATAAGGCAATTACAGATAGTTCCAATAAATTATTTAAAGATACATTGGAATTTGAAAGAGGGCAAACTGCATTGATCAAAGGGCAAAAGGAAAGAACGGAATCTGAATTACGAGATATAACAAAGGAAAACAAAGCGCTGATTGCTAGGTACAAATTAAACGACTATACTGATACCGCCACAACCTTAGTACCGAACGATTTCATCGCTGACTGCCAAGGATGCTTTGTTAATTTAGAAAAGACTACAGATTTGGTAGATAAATACAAGAAAGATGTTAATAATCTACAAAATAACTGGGACAAACAAACTGCTATTTATCAAAAAAGATTCAAGGAATTGGATGCAGAAAAACTAGGATTCTACAATAGAATAAATACTTTAGCCAAAGAGCAACAAAAGGTTATCGATCAACTAAAGCCTCATGGTAGATTGTATTTAACTTGGGGAGTGCTTTGGCGCGGATTACCTTCGGCGGCAGGGGCGGGCCTGATGTATCAAAATAAACGTAACCTTATATGGGCCGCTACATGGTATTATGGTGCGAATGGCACTACTATACAAACAACTATTAATTTCCCATTATCACTAAAAATTAGATAATATGGCAACTGAGAAAAAGACAAATGTCCCTTTAATTATATGCATAATAGCCTTTGTGGCTGGCATGGGAATTGGCGCATGGGGGCTGATAAAAGTAGATTGTATTGGCCCTGATTGCTGGGTTGGTAGTGGCTTTCTAATGTGGACTGGCGGTATCATGATTGTAGGTGGACTGATTGGCATGGCAGCAATCGGTGGAAAAACTAAGCGATGACGTTTATAATTAACCAATTCATTTTAGCCTTCTGGAACTTCATTAATAGCCGGATTGATGCCTATCGTATTCTTAAAAATAAGGCAATCGCGCATGGTATCAACTTTGGCGCTTATGCTATATTGGTGGGAATGTTAATATGGTTGTTTAAAATGAATTGGCCAAATGGAATTTTGTTTTGTATCAGTGCATTCGCGAACCGACAACTTAGTTTCGATATTCCACTTAATTTGCGTAGGCATCTGAAATGGTACTATCGAAGCTCCGCTAATCCTCCCAAAGCCTTATTAGATCGAATAGAAAGAAAGATATTCCCATATGGTAGTGGGGAAGAGATAGTGGTTTTTTATGTATTCCTATGGGTGGCTACCATTGTGATTAAAACTATACTTCTGTGACAATAACAACTGACATATTAAAGGCTATTGCACCAGGGAGTAAGAAAAGTAACTATAAGCATTTGCCGGGGCTGGCTTTGTGGATGAATCATTGGTTCCCTATATTTGAAATTGATACTAAAGGGGAGATATGCCATATATTAGCGCAGTTGGCCCATGAGAGCGATTCATTCAACGCCATGGAGGAATATGCCAGCGGCAAAGCATATGAGGGCAGAAAGGATTTGGGTAATACACAGCCAGGGGATGGAGTAAAGTTCAAAGGAAGAGGACCATTGCAGGTTACTGGTAAAGTAAATTATAGTTTAATGGGAATAAAGGCGAAAGCCCCATTGAAATTCATAAATGACCCTAAGCTATTAGCTACTCCGGAATGGGGTGTTTGGTCAGCTTGCGTATTTTGGACAGAAAAGGGGTTATTGGATATTTCCAATATGGATGATGGCGAAAGAATTTGGGTAAAGAAACTTAACGAAAGCCTCGCACCCATAGAATATATTACCTATCGAGTAAATGGAGGCTTTAATGGATATCAGGAAAGATTGAAATTATATACAAAGGCTAAATCAAGCATAAGCATAACTATTTTTTCATAATCATGTAGCAGTAAATACTGACAACGGGCCTTTATTCTTATTGGCCCATTTTTATTATAACCCCTAAATCAACCACATGCGTATACTATTCCTCCTATTAGCCCCATTGCTGGGTTATTCTCAATTGGATACCACATTGTCATATCGTCAAAAAGAAGTCCATAGCATCAATATAGGGGCCGATACTGCCTCATTAAACTGGGTGATTGATACGATAAAGTACAGTGCAGATTTTGAAATAAAATTCAACAAGGCAAAAAATAGCATTGCAATAGACGGGTATGGAACTTATAAATATATTCAATACTTTTTGCATTCGTCTTCGGGCCGTCCTACGTATACCCTGTCAAATGGTGGTGAATTAAGCTGGATTGCCGGTTCAGTAATTTGGGCTTGGCCCATTGTGAATAGAAAAACAAAGACCATAATATTTGAGATTAAATGAAAAAACGGCTACACTCCAAGAAAAGAGTTATGCCGTTTAATATCTACGAGAATGAATTAACGTAAGGCTTTTAATGCGCTGTCTAGCTCCAATATATTCATGTCGTTATCCAATTCCTTTCCAGCTTCATGGTTGATGGCTATATTCAGCGCTTCCCATTGACATGTTTTGTAATTCAATGCGAAGTTATCCCAACTATAAGAGGCTCCATTATCTTCTATTACCAGTTCTGCCCCATCGAAATGAAACCCATCAATACAGGCCAATGTATACAATTTTCTTGCAGTTTCTTCCGGGGATAAAATAAGATGTAGCTCTTTAAGTGTATAGCTGTCTGTTCGTTCATAAGAAACGGTCATTCCTTTATGATTCAATTTCCAGTTACGAACGATAACGGCTTTTCTTAATGTTTCAGTTGTCATGTTGTTTGGGTTTATGTGATTATTGCCTCAGTCTTATGCTTGTTCAGGATAATTTATGTATGCCCAGTGTGTGGGAATGTAATTAGCGGGGCATGCCCATCCCAAAGGCTCATTATCGCGAGTATAATGATACATCATAGCCTTAACTTTCAGTCCGTCTGTAGTTAATACTTCTTCGGAAAAATACGAAGATGTATATTCTAGCTCAACTAAAGGAGGCAAAGAATCTGCGCAATTAAACCATGCAATGGTTCCTTTTGTTGGGTCGAAATCAGCCCTTAACCTTACCAATCTATCTACATAGTATTTGCATTCCTTTAACCCGAATCCAGTTTCCGTTTTTACATATTTAACCGCGTTTAATATTCCATAGCGATCAAATTGAATGAGTACTTCTTTTTCGTTTAGCATTTATATGCATTTAATTGGTTCATAATAAGAATACACTATAGCCCCATCAGGAGCCAGAATAAGAATCTTGCCATCGGGTATACTTCTGGTAAATCCATAACCAAATCCACTTATCCCACGGCGTTCTTTGCATGGGTCTTTGGATTTTCGTCTAGTTACTGTACAGGAACAGGCCATAACAATGAAAGCAATGATCAGTATAAGAGCCGGCAGCCCTATCCAAAAGGTTACTGCGTCTCTACGGTAATCGTGTGGGGTAGGTTTGGTGTTCATTTATGCATTAATTTATTTGGGTTAATTTTCAACTTCAAGAATAATATAAGCGATACCAACGAGAATTATACTAGTACAACAATAAATAGAGAATAGTATGGCATCCCCAAAAATTGCGCTCACAATAGCAACGCCGAAGAGCAAAACAGCTATGATTGCAAATGTCTTATACATATCTTATATATTTATTTTAGCCCATTTAACAATTAATTGCGCATCATCTTTATTTAGATAGATGTTGTATTGTTTATATACTCCATGTCTATCTTTTTTTCGTGTGCAATTATATCGGGTGATTAACTGCTCCCATTTTTGCAGAATAACCTTAGCTATACTTTCATTGCAGCACTCAATTTTTGCCACGGTCTTGATATAGCTTATGGTAGTTTCATCGGCCAGTAATACTTTGGTTGAATCTTGGGCGCTAGCTTTTAATGTAAATGCACCCATAAGAGAAATAACCAGAAACACAATAATCAAGAGATTCTTTTTCATGTTGGTAGTTTTGTTGAATTAATTTAATGATGTGAATGATTCATAATCAGTAACCCCATCAACGGCTAATAGTTGGAATGGGCAGTCAATCGCCTTATTCCTTATAATCATTATCTTTTTTTTCTTACCTATTTTATACTCCCATACAAAATCGAATAGCGCTATTATTGGGAATATTTCTAATTCGTAAGTAAGACCACGGGCATATAACCTTTTTGGACTGTAAAAGTTAGCATGCTTTTGACTACTTCCGGAAAAATGGAGCGGGTAGTATTGGTGAAATTCTGGAATATCCATTTTTGATTGCTTTTTGCCTCAGTCTTGTAGTTGTTCAAGTTCATTATCAATCTGCTCTGCCAGTTCTTCAAACCCTTCACAAAGCAATACTGGCATTCCCTCTTTGACCAGTCGGATTAGATTAAACAATTGTGCTTTCTGCCATTCAGCACCAGCCTGAAAAGCAATGTTATCTATTTCCTGAGCGCTTCTGTTTAATTGTACGTGTGTTACACATGCACGCCGCGAATGATTCCCGGCAGCTTGTTCTAATGTTAGTGGTAAACTATCCTTATTTTCCATGTATCAATGTTTTATTTTTAATGAAGAGTAATGAAGCGATCAAACAAGCTTTTCCCATTTGCATTGTCATAAAAAAACTCATTAACGGCAACTTCAAAATTATGTAATATCCATAAGGCATTAAGGCCATCAAAATATTTATGATCATTTTGGGACAAAAAATGGGGCCGTGTTTCTTTATGCTTTAGCCATCCCTTAAAGGCTATACGCTGTATTATATTTAACTTCCTATACATATTTCATTTTTAATGAAGATGGAATTATACTATAGCATCACAGGTCTTTATAACCCATACGGTTATAACATTCTCGCAATTCGTAGCCGTATGTAATAGCCGTTTAGTTACCATGTAATTGCCGGGACATATATCTAGTGAAGTATGGGCGTAAGTATCTCCAATACTTGGAAGGACATTAGTTTGGTAATCAAATAGCTTAATCGCTGATTCATCGTACACGTATACATTATACATATAAATGATTTAAAGATTAATAAATTATACTTCCAATAAATTCCATGTAGGGTTATACATGTCGCCACCGAATGTGTTACCTGATTCAATTAATCTGGCAATCTCTTTAAGTAATGCGGCCATCGATGTTGCGGTATTAGTTTCCTGCGTTATCTCTATTTTATACATAAATGTTTGAAATTTAATTGATTAAAAGAATAAGGGAGACTATAGCCCACTCCCTTATTTGGGTTGCCTTCCATGAAACCGTACCTATGAATTAATTGTGGATAACACCGCTTTGTTTTCTTTTAATTGCCATCTTTCAGCAGCTTTCTGTGCGGTTTCAAACTTTTTACAGGTTTGCACTACACTGCCATTTTCTTCGCCTTCAGGATACATAACTATTGCCCATCGACCAGTAGCTAATTTTTCAGGCTGATATGTTGCAGCCCCTTTCACTGGTAGCTTACTATATTCGTTATTCATAATAAAATGATTTTAAATTAATGGCTTACTCCCTATATGGTTGTAATCATAGGTTTCAGCCATTATTGACACAACACAAACTATTATTGTATGTTTGTTTTTTATTTTGGTTTATGTAGGATGCATCCGAAATTACCAGATGTTAATAATGTTACATTCATATTGCTATCGTCATCCGCAGATGCATTTATTTCAAATGTTATGTCTTTATGTGGCTTGCAGTCTGGTCTGTCACAATCTGATATATTATTTACTATTTTAAGACGCGATGACCAATAGCGACATGTGTTACATGTATTCATTATGATTTTGTTGTTTTTATATATTTAGCCTCAGTCTTGATGTTATTTATAACCGTGTTCTGATTTCCAGTTTTCGAAATCCGATGCGTATAAGTCACAATATTCTATCGCTTCCCGTGTTTCTAAGTGAATTAATGACGTACGAAATGTTTTGTTGTATGATTTTTTCGCCTCTGGCAATAGTTGAAGTAGCACGGCATGCGCTATTTCTAAATACAATGATTCATCTTTAATAAATTGGCGTTTATCATTAACAAACTCTTTGTATATAAAATCTCTTAATTCCGCCAATTCGCTGGTATTGTCTGTAAATAATATAAGATCATTTACTGCGTGAGATGTTGCGCCAGTTTCATATATTACCTTGTCGGTATTCATGATGTAGTTTTGTTTTATTGGTTATGAAGGCATTTGTTTCACTTCCAATTTACCAATAGCGGTAAATTTATTATTCCAATAATGTTTTATGCGCTTGCAAAGGGCTTTGTTTATGAGGCGTTGGGCAGTTTCAAGATTACATAAAACATTTTCCCCGTTATATGTTTCTATTTGGAAGATGCGCTCATTCGTTTTGACCATAGCGGGGATATACGTATTGTCAAGTAGTTTGTGCTCATGATGGGTAACAACTGGTAATCCGGCTAATATGCCCTCTAGTCTTAATCTCATTTCTTTGTATGGCAACCTGTTAGATGTTTCCCCAAATCCAAAAGCCGATCGGGTGGCACCACTATTGACCATTATTGTTACAAGTCTGAATCCGGGAGCCTGACCGCAAATTTCATCAAGGGCTAAGTATCTTTCATGGCCCCCGTCTTTGGCCTGTTCATAAGTAGTTGCGTCTCCGGTTAATTCGGCGATATTCTTTATTAATAGCTCTAAGTGTTGTTTGTTGGTCATTGGTTAGGTGTTAATAGTTAGATGTATATTCACATTTACGGGATAATGGGCCAGGTTTATGAGTTTCATTCCATTGTTGGCAATATTGCCGAGCCTCATATTCATTTGTAAATGTATGCTGCTGTGTGCGTCTCGCGCTGGGATCAGGGATGAGTTTTTTTATTGTCCCTTTCATTTCCCAGCGATACCAATTACGAGTAAAACATGTGTAAGTTGCCATAAAATAAGATGTTTTATAATTTATTAATAAGTTCAAGTATTTTTTGCTCGGTTGCCTGTATATTATATGACTGGAACGCAATACCCCCGCCATATTTTTTATTGTGATACTTTCGCCATCCAATTGTATGCGCTATTTTAAGCGCCTGTGCATATGTTGTTGTATTAAACGATAGCCAGGAACATACATAACGGGGATTCCCGTTTGTGTCGTTATCAATACGAGTCCACTGTATGGGCGATTGTGTTGTGCTCATGATATATAATTTAGCAGGATAATTTTGTTTGATAAAGATAATATCTTTTATCATTTAATGTAGGGTGTTTGTCTTGTTTTAACAAAATGTTAGTAATTGATAACATAACATGTTCCTTGAAAATCAACAATATCGTATTTGGGGTGAGGAGTATATCTCCTTTCTTTCTTGCTGTTAAGATACCCAAACATATGCCTGTCATATTTCACATGCACGTAGGCTGAAGAAGATATGCCAAACTCTTTCGCATATTTGCTTATGGCCAATGCTTTTTTAGGCAATCTGTCTATTCCTGGGTATTTTGTTCCTTGTGTTCGCATAATCGTAAAGATAATATCATTTATCTAATGTTGGGATTATTTTGCCGATTTATCTTTATTACTCACCGTCTTTGCCTGGTTCATCAATTATATCTTATGCACCTTGTTATATTAGAATCTGCTTTACTTCAAAATGTTGTCAAATAATTGAAGCAATTTGTGATTCCCTAATCCGCTATCCCAGCCGCCAACGGTTGCGGATTTTAAAAAATCAACTCTATTCGATTTGGGCATTGCTCTAAATTGGTCATATGCTTGACTGAATTGTCCATTTAAAAATGAATTTACAATCAATTCATAGTATCCCATATCGGAGATAAGGCCATATGCTTTAAGTAACTTTTTCATGATAGATGTATTAATGTGTTTAAATTAAAGATTATTGACTTACTATATATTCCAACTGTCCTACAGCATCTTTATCTGCGCCCGTTACTGTATACCTTCCGTTATTGTAATTAATGCGTGCGACCTCTTCAGATTTAAAAGTTACAATAAGGCTATTCCCGTTATTATCTGCTTTATAGCCCAGTGTCCAGTCTTTGTTTATTTCAATAGCCCATAATTTTAATTCGTCTTGGGGTGTCATTTGTAAATATTTAATGCGTTAGTAATGAGTCTAATTGATCAGCATCAAGGGTAGGATATTTAATATGTAGCATATCTATGTAGTATGCATCTATACCAGCCTTACCGACATAATTTGCAACTACTTTCGATGCTTTGGCTGTATCAATTCCACGGTAGGGGCAAAGGGGCCAGCGGCATTGATGGGGATATACTTTTCCTGCGTGCCCTAATGATTCAATAGCTTGTATTCTGTCCCTACTGCTAGTTATATAAGCAATCCCGGTACAAACACATAATAGACAAGCGATTATAAACGAATAGCGTAACATGGTTGAATAGTGTTTGATTTAATCAATTAATAAAGGTCCGTACGGCTATATTCGTAAATTTCAAGATAAGCTGCACGCATTTTAGCGCTAAGGGTATCATCCTCATAGCAGGTATACGACATTGATTCAATGCTAGACAGGTGACTGAGCTCATTTAATTGTTTAAATAATCTTTCAGCCAGGGGAGATAATTTAGTTTGTGTCAAAATACAATAGTTTGATTAGTTATTTAAATCCATTCCCTATATCCAACATTGAAGGCAATAGGATCGAATTTGCGTAATAAAGAACCAAGGGTATGACTTGTACACGCCTCACAGATTGCCTTTAAATTCGTAGCCTTTCCCCGGCTTTTATTAGCCAGATAAGCAAAATTGTCTTCTGCTTGAGATTCTGAATACATGTCCGCATATAGGGTATTCAGATAAGTTTCATAATCTTTTTTAGTGCGCTTCATAATATATACAGTTTAATAGTTTGATTATTTGTTATCCCTTATAATCCTTATCCAGTATGTATGGGGATATAATTCTGTGAGCGTAATTGCGTAAAAATTCCAATTCATGTTTATTGTAGCCGGTTGTCATGATTTCATTAATTCGCTTATGTGTCTTAAGATATTCTGCTCTATCAACTGAGTGCATATTTGGAGGCAGATTAGCTATGATATCTTCAATTGACATGCTGCTTAATTAAATAAATTAGGAACATTTTTTAGATCACAGACATAAGCCGAACTAGCGTATCCGGCTAATGGTGGATTGTAATTAGGGTATTCATTTTCAGGAATAACATTGTAAAGAATTTTGCCTTTTATCATGCCTTTGTAGTAGTGGTATCCAAATTTATCGGCTATTAATTCCATTGGTTTATCGGTAGCTAACATAACACATACAGTTTATTGGTTAACATGATTGTGACATTTAGTACCTGCAACCTTTACAATAGCCTTGCATGGCTGACCCGCTTTTGTTGAAGCACCACATCTAGGGGTAGCGGGATCGTGTTGCTTACAATACGTTGTAGCTGTCTTATGCATGCATTGTGCACCCACTTTAGTCTTTCCTGCGCACTGATGTTTATCCTGAGACATAACCAATAATGTAGAAAGAGTAAGCAATAAGAGAATGGTGAGCTTTTTCATAATCGTAAATGATTAATAGTGAGTGAATAGGGATTATAATTTAATAAGGTTATCGCATGGCACCCAAGATACAATGCTTGTGTATTCTCCATTGCCATCTTTTAACCACTCAACTTGTGTCATATTCCCATCTACATCATTAATGCGCCCTATCCAATTGTTTGTAATATGCTTAACACGTACTCTTTCAACGTTTTGGGTGTTTTTAGTCTGCGTCATATATGTATCAGTTTAAAGGTGAAGAGTGCATTAGACTACCTTATAAGTAGGTTGCTGTTCTTTGAACTGGGCGTATTGCTGGTATTGTCCCTCTTCCCATATATCTAAGCACTCCCCATTGTGTGGGCTATTAGTGACCGTATTGGTTAGGATTGTGCATTCGCAACCATCGGCCGTATGTGTTAGGTATATCTCGAATCCAGCCTTAAGAGCGGCGTTAATCCGGGTATTGTATACGTGTGTTTGTGTCATGTTATTCTGATTTGATAAGTCAAAGATAGTATCTTCTATCATTCCGTCCAAGTATTATTATGTTAAAATAATCATAATGCACAAATTAATTAGGGATTACTACATTAGTTCCATTCCAGCTACGTATTGTATATCCGGGATTAGAGCCTTTGCCGGCTAAGTAACGATCATACATTATATATACATAGTTCATGTTCTTAATGTCGTTCTGATCTGCATATACACCTACCTGCACAGGTTCTTGGGTTAGCTGCTTTAATTCATCAATACCAATGGTGTCGTATTTAGTGCCTTTACGTCTCATGTGCTCAAAGGTAGTATCTTCTATCATAGTAACCAAATAAATAATAACGTTACCATTCATACAATCCCCCCCTCAATCAAACCAATAGCCACACCAACACAGCTAATCACAAC